TGGTGGCCGCAGGGCGCCACGTGAGCGACTGCTGCAGAAGCATTCAACTGCTCCATACATAAGTCATTGTGGCTCAATAGCTTAGCTCACTTTCACCTAGGCATACCAGGGGTGCGGCGCAGATGGCCGGGCCGCGTTTGCGTTGGTCTAAGAGCCATGCAACTGGTAAAGTTAGCCGCATGGGCAAGCGCACCGTCACTAAGCGCACGCATCAAGTGGGCGTGGTGGCGCTCGCGCGCGAGACGGGCATGCCGCAGTCCACGGTGAGCCTTAAAATGCGTCAGGGCTACACGCCGGATCAGATCCGGCAGATGGCCCGCATGCGGGAAGGCCTTGCTCCTAAGGGTGCGTCCATTTCCTCGCCAAAACCACCTGAAGAGCAGGCCCCCGCTCCAGGCACGAGCGAATACGATCTGGTGGTCCGCGGCCAGGAACGCATGGAGGCCATCGATCAGGCCAAGCTGCGGCGCGCAGAAGCTCTCGCCGAGCGCCAGGAATTGGAGAACGCATTAAAACGCGGCGAGCTGATCCCGGTGGCGTATGCGCGCAAGTGGGGATCGCGATTCATTATTGATGGTCGCGATGAGTTGTTGAAGATGCCGTCTGAACTGCAGGACATCATGGCCACCGAGAGCGATCCGGCGCGCTGCGCGGCGATCATGCAGAGCTACCTGGAGCGTGTGCTCGCCAAGTGGCAGCGCCTCGAAGAATTGTGGTCCGGTGGCGTGGCCGTCGAAGAGAAGGTCGCGTGAGTCCCGAGCTATTAGCGCGCTTCCCGTACCCGCCGCCGCTGTTTGCCGAGTTTCGCGCGCTTTTGAGGCCGGTCAAGCGTCTCACACTGAGCGAATGGGCCGAAAACAACATCGTTTTGTCGCCGGAATACTCGAATTCGACCGGTCCGCTGCACCTTTTTGGGTGGCAAAAGGGCGTTTTCGACGCTATTTCGGACCCGGATATCGAGCAAATCGTCATCATGACGAGCACCCAGGTGATCAAATCGCTGGCCCTGATGTGCGCAATCGCGTACTGGATTGCGGAAGATCCGGGGCCAATTCTGCTGGTAGAGCCCAAAATCGACGCTGCGAGGCAGTTTTCCAAGCGCAGATTGATGCCCTTGAGCCGTGATTGCGCGGTTCTGCATGGCCGCATCAGCGAGAGCGTGCATGACGGGCACAACACAATTCTGGCGAAGGACTTTCCCGGCGGGAATCTCTTGATCGTGAGCGCGGGCACGCCCATCGATCTGGCGCAGCACACCATCCGCTATCTGGTCTGCGACGAAGTGGACAAGTATGGTGCAGATGTGGGCGGCAGCATGGACCGGCAGGGCGAAGGCGACCCGATTGATCTGGCCTGGGAACGCGCGATGACGTTCGGATCGCGCCGCAAGCGGCTGGTGGCCTGCACGCCGACCGTGGCCGGTCAGTCGCGCATCGGGAAGATGTTTGCGATCAGCGACCAGCGCCATCCGTATGCGCCCTGCCCGCACTGCGGGCACTTGCAGGTGCTGCGGTTCCGCGATCAGACCGGCTATCACGTCCGCTGGGACACCGGGGTCGCGCGCGAACTGCAACCATCGACGGCGCGCTACTACTGCGTGAAGTGCGACAAGCCCTGGACGGAGCAGGAACGCTGGCAGGCCGTCAATCATGTAGAGTGGCGGGCCCACAGGCCCGGCGGCGTGGACGGCAAGATCGCGGGCTTCTGGTGCAACCACCTGTATGTGCCGCCGACGTGGAAGACGGCGAGTTCCATCACGCAGCACTTCCTCCAGGCGAAGCAGGACCGGCAGTCGCTGAAGACTTTTGTCAACACGGTGTTGGCAGAAGAGTGGGTGGAGGAAGGCGAGGCGCCCGAGAAGGAGAAGCTGTTCGCGCGGCGCGAGCATTATGCGTTCGGCGACGCGGCCATCATCCCGCAGCGCGGCCTCTTCCTCACGGCTGCGTGCGACGTGCAGGAGCATCCGCCGCGGCTGGAGGTGGAGTTGAAGGCCTGGGGCCGCGGGCGCGAGAACTGGAGCATCGGCTACTGGGTGCTGCAGGCCTTCGCCGAGAACGGGCAGGAGCTGCCGGTCAGCTCGCGCGAGGTCTGGGACCGTCTCGAAGAATTGCTGCAGCGCGACTGGTTGCATGCATCCGGCCACCGGCTGCCGATCCTCTGTCTGGCCATCGACACCGGCGGCAATCCCAAGCCGGTCTACGAATTCACGCGCAGGCCGGGCCATCATCAGCTGCACTACGGGCCGATGGGCATCAAGCTGATCGCCGCGCGCACCATCGCGCCGGTGAAGGGCACGCCCGATCCGCTGCGCATCATCAGCTCGCTCTCGAAGGAGGACGCCGCGCGCAAGCGCCAGGGCGTGCGCATCATCGGCGTCGGCACGCACTGCGCGAAAGCCGAGATCTTCGACCTGCTGACGCATGCGCTGCCGACTTCGGACGACTCGCCGTCGCCCGGCTGCTACCACTTCCCGATGTACGACATGAGCTACTTCGAGGGACTCACCAGCGAAGTGAAGATCGTCAAGCCCTCGGGCGAAGTGGTCTACGAGCAGCGCGGCCCGCGCAACGAGCCGGTCGATCTCGCGGTGTACAACCGCGGCGCTGCGGCCATGGTCGGCATCGACCGCTTCAACGAGGACGTCTGGCGCAAATTCGAGAAGGCCGTCGAGCCCATCGGCGGAACGCCTGCACCGCAACCGGCCCCACCGCCGCAGCCTCCACCGGCAGCGCCGCCGACCGCGCCGGTCACCGTCGCACAGCCGAGCTACGGAGGTTTCCGTCCCGTGCGCGGTAGTTTCCTGAAGTAAGCAAAACGCCCTTAAACCTCAATATCTCGACTTAAGGCTTAGTCACCATATTTTCACTGAGATAACTAGGCCAAAAGTCTTGACCTATAGGGCAGTGAGGGCTTACAAACAAGCTGAGCAGAGACATGCAAACCGTGGCGCCGCCGCCACACCTAGGAGAGAAGCATCGATGCAGGCTTATTACATCATCCCGGTTCCGCCGACGGGCGCGCACCCGGAACCTCCAATTTTCTTGCCGCCTCAGCCGCCGCCGGGGATCTGGCCGCCCCCAGGTGGGCCGCCGGTAGTTGGTGGTGGACCCGTGTACCCGGCGCAACCTCCGGTAGGCATCTGGCCGCCCCCGGGTGGACCTCCGGTAGTGGGCGGTGGCCCTGTTTATCCACCGGTAGGGCCGCCTCCAGGCATTTGGCCGCCCCCAGGTGGGCCGCCCGTAGTGGGCGGTGGGCCCGTGTACCCGGCGCAGCCGCCAGTCGCCGTCTGGCCGCCCCCAGGTGGGCCGCCTCAAGTCGGTGGAGGTCCCGTCTATCCGCCGGTGGGCACTTGGCCGCCCCCGGGTGGACCTCCGGTGATCGGTGGTGGGCCGGTCTATCCGCCATCTGGCGGCCCTCCCGTCATAGCTCCACCAATCTATTACCCGCCTCAAGTCGGTGGCGGCCCGATTTTGCCGCCGTCGCAACCTCCTGAACCGCCCGGCGGCGCACACGTCGAGCTTCCTATTTCCGGGGGCTGGACTCTGCAATTCGTTCCCGGCCTCGGCTGGGTAATGGTGCCGCCTCCGCAGGGAATCGCCATTCCTCCGATTGCCAGCACCGGTCCAGTTCCTCCCGTAGCAGGCACGCTGCCTGCTGAAGGCGCGGCGCCCGCACCGCAACCGGCCGGGACCTTTCCCGCCGCCGCCGCCGACGACATAGTTGTGGTGTCCTGACAAACGAAAGCCGCCGGATGTCTCCAATCCGGCGGCTTCCTCCGAAGGTGGTTTTGAATCGAGCTTGTTCTACTGCAGCGAAGTTTACCACTTCCTTGCGGAGGCAAGACGTGAGAACTCTCGAACTCCCCGACGCTCGAAGCGCAGCTCGGGTTGGCGCCCGGCACCCGGATCTGACGAACCATGAGCGGGCTGCTCAGACCCGCCAGCTGACGCCTCGATCATCGCCAGAGCCCGGGCCGCGGCGCACTTCGGAGTAAAGCCATGGCGGGCCATGCAGACCTCCAGATCTACCAAGGCGACGATTGGGCGGTGCTGGTCACGGTGACCGGCGGCCTGCCGCCCGATGAGGTGATCGCCGGATTTCAAGCCAAGGCGCAGATCCGCCTGGGACCGGCCGATCAGAATTCCCAGGTCGCCGTCGAAATCCAGACCGGAGTCGCCTCGCCGCACATTACCCTGACCATTCCGTCCTCCGAGACTACCGGCATGAGCGGCTGGTATCTCTGGGACTTACAAGTTACTTCGCCAGACGGTTCGATAACTACGCTCTTAGCAGGCAAGGTATTAGTAACTCAGGAAGTCACCCGGTAACTTATGGCGACCGATCTGAAAGCTACCCTGACGCCGCAGGGGCTGAACGCCTCGATCAAGACCACCAACCTCAACGCCAAGCTCGCAGGCGTGGTTCCCGCGGTCGGGCCGCCGGGGCCGCAAGGGCCGCCTGGACCGGAGGGGCCACAGGGACCGGTGGGACCGGCAGGGCCGCAGGGACCTCAGGGCGATGTAGGACCACAGGGGCCGGTAGGGCCCGTAGGCCCGCAAGGGCCGCAGGGCGACGTCGGGCCGGTTGGGCCGCAGGGGCCTCAAGGCACGCAAGGGATACAGGGGCCGCCTGGGCTGACCGGCCCGCAGGGGCCGCAAGGCAACACGGGCGCTACCGGCGCGCAAGGGCCGCAAGGCCTGCCTGGAGCGACCGGGCCGACAGGACCGGCAGGTCCGCAGGGCGATGTAGGACCGCAGGGCCCGATAGGTCCGACGGGGCCTGCAGGCTCGACAGGACCGGCAGGAGCACAGGGGCCGCAAGGGCCGCAGGGCGCAACCGGCGCGCAGGGGCCGACCGGCAACACGGGCCCGCAAGGGCCGCAGGGCGATCAGGGCCTTCCCGGGCCGACCGGGCCGACCGGCGCAACCGGAGCCGATGGACCGGCAGGACCAACCGGCGCGACAGGGGCTCAGGGATCGCAAGGGATACCGGGGCCCATCGGTCCGCAGGGCGACACCGGCGCGACCGGCCCGCCGGGCACCAGCATCGCGATCAAGGGTTCGGTGCCGACCTCCGCGGATCTGCCGACGAGCGGCGCACCTGGAGATGCATGGATCACAGCGGATACCGGCCACATGTGGGTCTGGAGCACGCCGCCGGGCGCGTGGGCAGACGCCGGGAACGTCACTGGACCGGCTGGCCCCACAGGACCGGCAGGGCCGACCGGCGCAACCGGCCCACAGGGGCCGCAAGGTCCACAGGGCCCGCAAGGCAATCCTGGTGCAACCGGCTCGACCGGCGCACAGGGCCCCAAGGGCGACACGGGCGCCACCGGCGCAACCGGCGCGCAGGGGCCGATAGGTCCCGACGGGGCGACAGGACCGCAAGGCCCGGCTGGCGTGCAGGGCGCGCAGGGCATCCAGGGGCCGCCGGGCAACACCGGCGCGACCGGCGCAACCGGCCCACAGGGGCCGCAAGGCGATCCTGGTGCAACCGGCGCGACCGGCAGTCAAGGACCACAAGGGCCGCAAGGGCCGCCGACCATCGTCCAGGATGAAGGCTCGGCGTTCGCGACGCGCAGTGCGCTGAACTTTGTGGGCGCGGGCGTTACTGCGACGGACGACGTGGGGAATAACCGGGTTAACGTGACGATCCCGGGACAGACGCCGTGGTTGCAGAATATCGATGCATCCGGCCATGACCTAGTGAACGTCGCCGCGCTCACTGGCTCCGGCTATTGTCAGATGCCCACCGGGCTGTTCACAAACAACGTTCAGGTTGGTCCGTACCCGGTGGCGTCAGGGGACCAGACATTTCTCAGTTCACTGATCGTCGGATGGTACACCCACGGGCTAGATCGTTGGGCGCTTTATAAGGGCGATGCAGAAAGCACCGGCAACCTTGGTTCTAACCTGTATCTGTACCGATATAGCGACGCGGGCAGTTATATAGGCTATGCGTTGAAGATCATCCGCGCCACGGGCGTAGTTGAATTTCCCCAGACGCCCACTATCGGCGGCGCTTCGCTGATCGCAGTAGCGCAGACACCGTGGCTGCAGAACATCGATGGCAATGGGAAGAGCCTGAGCAATGCCCTGAATATTACGGCCTCCAATTACGTTTGGGCGCAGGGCTATGTTTCCACTCCGATGGTCCAGGCGCAAAACACTGTGCAGGTAGGCCCTAACGGCCAACCACAAATTCTCATGAATCCAGCAGCCATCGGCTTCATGGGTCCAGGCGCCGTTATCCGTTGGAATAGCGGCATAACCGGCACAGAGACGGGCGGGAACAGCGGCAGCGACTTCTACCTCCAGCGATTCAACGACGCCGGAACCGCGATAGATATTCCGTTGGGGATCAACCGCGCGAGCGGCGTGGTGAACTTCTCGCAGACGCCCACCATCGGCGGCGTATCGATCATCTCGAAGTCTCAGACACCGTGGCTGAGCAATATCGACGGCTCGGGATATAGCTTATCCGGCGCTCTTTCCGTTTCGCTCAATGGAGCGTCGCCGAGCACACCGCCGACGGTAGGCTGGAACATCGCCAATAAGAGGCGCTGGAGATTCGGTAGCAACAGCGAGGCAGAAACAGGCAGCAATGCGGGCTCCAATTTTGAAGTCTGGAGCTTCGATGACGCGGGCAACTTCTATATCAATCATCTCGCGTTGACTCGCGCCAGCGGCGCGACAACGTTCGCATCCACGGTTAAAGTGAACAACGCCGCTGTTTCAGGACCGGCATGGGCGCCATTAACCGTGATCGGAAATGCTGGCGTCTATTCGGCTGTTTCCACCAGCGCGGGATCACCAATCGGCTCCAGCCTCTACCTGGGAGACGGCAACTATTGCAGCGCCGGTGCATATAACCTCGGCCCCGGCCTGAGCGCGGTATATGAAGGCACCACAGGTTACGCCACGGCATTGGCGTTCTACTCGTACCCCCGAAACGAGCGGATGCGCATCCTGTCGAACGGAAACACTGGAATCAGCGTAGCCGCACCGGCCACACGCCTTCACATTGCGGCTGGAAGCGACGGCTTCCCGACGCCGGGCGCGGCGACCAACGGTGGTTTGCTCGTCAGCAACACCAACCCGTCCTACGGGCTCCTGATGGGCGTCGATGCTGGCGGCACCGCGTGGATACAGTCACAGAACGTCACAGCTGCACTGGTCTATTCGTTGAAGTTACAACCTGCGGGCGGGCGCACCGTTCTTGGCGGGGATCTGGATGGTAGCTTAAACGCCATTATCAACTTCCAATCCATTGCAGCCAATGTTCTTTATAGTGATGGTCACGCCAGTAATGGCAATGTGTCGAATCTAATGTTCACTCAAGACGGGCTGGCCCGCTGGGCTACCGTCAAGAATGCCACTGCAGAAGACGCCAGTAATAACGGATCTAACTATGCCATCTATCGCTATAACAATAGCGGCACATATGTTGGCACGCCGTTCTATATTCTCCGCGGTAACGGCTTCGTAGGTATTGGCGACCGGTCGCCCCTCTATCCCCTCGACGTGACGGGCGACGTGAATATCACCGGCGTCTATCGCGTCAACGGCACAGCCATCGCGACCAGCGCCCAGACGCCGTGGGTCAGCGACATCAATGCGAACGGCTTTGCGTTAAGCAGTCTCAAGCGGCTGGCGATGACGGCCTCGCTCAGCGCCGTGACCGATCTCACTGCGTTCGGCATCGACCAGAACTACACGGTGACCGGCGCGACGGGCAACAGCAACGTCGTCTTCAATAACACCAACCTCAGTATCAACAACTGCACCTTCTCCAATCTTCTGTACGGCCAGATCTTCTCGGTGGTCGCGCTCGGTACGACGGCCACCACCGACTTCTTCGTCCAGCTGAGCCGCCCCTACATGCAGGGCTCGGGCAACATCTCGCAGATGGCGGCGTTCTACAGCGATCCCTATGTCTGGACGAGCAGCGCCACCGGCACCATCGGGAGCATGAACGCCATTGTGGCGGGCGCGGGCGCTTACGGCGGCGGCGCGACCTCCACCATCACCAACTGGCGGCAGATCTACATCCGGTCGATCACGTCGGGCGCCGCGGGCAAGATCGGCACGGCCTACGGGCTGGTGGTCGATCCGATCACCGGCGGCACCGCCAACAACTTCGCGATCTACACCAATCAGGCCGCTGCCACGGGCGCCTACACGATCTACAACAATGGCACGGCGCAGAGCTACTTCGGAGGCCGCATCGGCATCGGCGTCGCCGTACCTGCATATCCGCTTGATGTGAGCGGCGATGTAAACATCACCGGGGCGTACCGCGTGAACGGCACGGGGTTGATCGCGGCGGCGCAGACACCTTGGCTGCAAAATATCGCTGGAGCAGGCTTTAGCCTGACGAATGTCAGCGATATCCAGGTGTTCTCTACATCAACATTTCGATTCGATCTGACAGCAGATAACAATGGCGCTTACCAGACGTTTCAATCCGTTGCGGGCCTTAATCGTTGGCAGTGGAAAACAGGGGTTGCAGAAACAGGCTCCAATACTGGAACTAATTTGTTCCTTGGCCGATATACAGACGCCGGTGCGCTTATAGGTTACCCGCTCACTATCACCCGCTCTACAGGCGTTGTGGATTTTGGAGTGACTCCTACAGTCGGCGGCGTGTCGCTGATCGCGGCGGCGCAAACGCCGTGGCTACAGGACATCAATGCTGGCAGTTTCAAATTAACAAATCTGCCCGAAATTGTGTCAAGCAGTCTAAAAGTTACCGGCGCCCTGAAAGCTTCCGATTATGTAGGCATCCTATATATCTCCTCATCGGATCTTAGCCTGCCGCTACAGGGCAGGTTAGAACTCCGTGGCAGTAGTCCTGGCCCAATACGACTTGCCATCAGTGCGATAGAGCAAGGCGTTGCCAATAGGAATGTGACACTATGTGAAGGCGCAGGGAATGTTGGAATTGGGACAACTAATCCAGGCTACAGACTGGACGTGAACAACGGCATTCTACGCGTAGCCGGAAGCGCAGGCGTTCCGGTCGCAGGAGATGGGAGCGGCAGCCTAGGGTTGTTCGCTGTTGGGGGATTGTACGGCCTCGCAATGGGGGCGCGTGGCAATGGCAACGCCTGGATACAGAGCCAACGATTTGACGCAGTGACCACGCTTTATGCGCTGGAACTGAACCCCTTGGGCGGCAATGTCGGGATAAACAAAGTTAGTCCAGCCTTCGCCCTCGACGTAACCGGCGGCGGTAATTTTAGCAGCGCAGTCTACGCTAGCAACTTCATCGCGACTCTCGGGACCGGCTTTCAGTGGACCGACGGCAGCTGGTTGATATATACCGTCGGCGGCGGCGACAAGAATCTTTACTTCCGCGACATGGTCAACTCACAGATGGTTCTGCAGCTGATGGGCGGAGCTTCAGCGACTGGTGCCATTTATCAAAATCAACCCGTAAGGATAGGAGTAGGTAACTTTAACGTTGTGGCGCTGGTGCTGAGCGGAGCATCAGCTGGCTGGGCTAGTGGCATTCAATTCAACAATACGACTGCATCCATAGGACGCAACTACGGAATCTACTCCGACAGCGGCGGCAATTTCATCTTCTCCGACAATACCAGCGGCACTGGGCTGGTCTTAATCAATGGCTCCAACCATTTCATGCGAATCGGCAGTTCGGCGCAGCCGAATTATCAGTTAGACGTCTCAGGCGATTGTAACCTCTCTAGCGGCTCTGTCTATCGCATCAACGGCGTGGATATCCGGGGATGGGCGCAGACGCCATGGCTACAGAATGTGAATGGTGGCGGATTCTCATTAAGCAACGTCTCAACATTGACGGTCACCGGCGCAACTACCACTGGCGACAATGTCAGTGTTGTGGATACGGCTGGCGGCGGCTCCTATCTGTTCCTGAGATCGAGCGGTAATGTTTCACGCTGGGGAATAGGAAAGAATAACTCAGCCGAAAGCGGCTCCAATGCCGGTTCGGATTTTGCTCTATATCGCTACAGCGATGCCGGGGCCAATCTAGGCCTCAATTTTGGTATTTCGCGTTCTGATGGCCGGGCTCTTTTTTACGGTAGGCTCTCTGTCCAGCGTACGATTTCAAGCTTTACGGACGCCTTGCCCTTCAATTTCGATACGACATCGGTCGTTACGGGGGCCTCTGGTTCGGTTCCGATAGGGAACTACACCGAGCACGACTTCAACAACTGTACGGTCACCAGCAGTTGTTTCGGCACCCTCAACCTAGTCATCATGCAGGGCACTACTACGTGCCCTGATTTCTGTGTTTCTGAGAATCGGCCCTATATGCAAGGTTCGGGCGCGATCAGTTACATGACTGGGTTCCAGACCAACCCGTATTTCTGGAACAATGCCAGCGGAGCAGTCAGCAATGTGACCGGCTTTCTGGTGCAGGCTGGGGCGTATGGCGGTGGTGCTACCTCGACGATCTCCAGTTGGCGATCCTTCTGGGCGCGCACTGTGAACTCCTCTTTTGGCACGAAGATATCCACTGTTTTCGGACTAGTGATTGATCCGCAGACGGCGGGCACTTCCGGTAACTATGCCATCTACACCAACCAAGCGTCAGCGGCAAACAGCTACACCATGTATCACGCCGGTAACGCTCTGTCCTACTTTGGCGGTCCCGTGAACGTGCTGGGCGCAGTTGGCCTATACGCCACCGGCAAGAACGTAAATGTGGATGCTGACGGGATCACGTGGTACACGACAGGGGCCCGCTGGAACATACTCAGGGGTGGCGCGGAGTCGGGCTCCAACGCGGGCTCCGATCTGCAAATCAGCCGGTATAGTGATGCTGGCGCGTTTCTAGGTAGTGCGCTGAGTATCGCTAGAGCAACCGGCATAATAACGGTGGGCGCGACGATATATGTCCAAACGGCGAACGGATTAATTGGAATCATAGCCGCCCCCGGTATGAATTACATCCAGAGCGGCAATTCAACAGGTTCGGCGGCTGCGGCGCTAACCATCTCTGGACCTAGTGCAGTGACGCTACCGTCTTTTACGGTCACTTCAACTGCCTCCACGTTCACCGGGACGCTTGTGTCAAATGCAAACCTCACAGCGGGGAACGACGTTAACATTCTTGATACTGCGGGCGGCGGATCTTATGTTTATTACAGAACGAGTGGTAGCCAAGTACGTTGGGCAGTGGGCAAAAACAGTGGTGCTGAATCTGGAAGCAATGCTGGCTCCGATTTCAACATCAACCGCTATAGCGACACGCAGGTATATTTGAGCACGCCGCTGAGCATTACCCGTTCTACCGGTAATGTCACGATGAGCGGCAATCTCGCTGTTGCCGGTGCGATCACCTCCTCGTCAGGTGGTATCAGAACAGATGCACCGTCTACGGCATCTTGGGGCTCACTGGCCTTTTCGATCAATGGATCAAACCGATGGGTGTGGTTGACGGACGCCACGTCTGAAACCGGCTCCAACGTCGGCAGCAACTTGATGCTGCTTCGCTACAACGACGCGGGAAGCTCACTAGGCGCGGCGCTGACGTTTACGCGTTCGACGGGCAACGCCACGTTCGGCGGCAATGTGGGCGTCGGCGCGGCCCCAACCTACGCTCTCGATGTCAACAAGGATCTCGGCTCTCAAGCCGGAATGCGGATCTGGAATAGAAGCACCGCAGATGGCCGTGCTGTGGTGGAGTTCGTTGCGGATCGGACCTCGTCCTATACCTACGATCTCGGCATTGACACTGATGGCGGCGCTTCCAAGAGCTTTCAGTTGCGGGATCTAGTGGCAAGCGGCTTTCCGATACGGTGGGTGATCGATAAAAACGGCAATTGCGGTATCGGGACAACGAATCCGGCGACCAGCCTTCATGTGGTCGGATCGGCGTTCGGCTTTCCGACTGCGGGCGCAGCTACGAACGCGTCAATGTTGGTGAGTAACAGCGACCGTACCTATGGAATGCTGATGGGCGTGGACGGGACGGGTAAAGGTTGGATACAGGGGCAATACATAAGCGGCGCAGGGACTCTATTTGCACTATGCCTGAATCCGCTGGGTGGAGCCATTTGCATCGGCAACACCACGGGCAACTATGCGTTGAATGTGACCGGCGATTGCAATATCTCAGGCGTCTACCGCATCAACGGAGTTGCAATTTCGAGCGGCGGGCCGACCACATTCGCGACATACACTAGCGCCAGCCGCGTATTCAACACGGTTTATCAAAACACGGGCACTACGCCAATATTCGTCAGTGTGGTGGCGCAGGGCTCCACTAGCAGCGGCTCGCAAGCCCTCTTCGGGTACTGTGACGCCTCTTCCAGTCCGACGACGTTGGTAGCGAATCTTCAAACGAGCACGTATGCAGAGACGACAGCGTATCGCACGGTGACATTTATCGTGCTGCCGAACTATTACTACAAGGTCAATGCGACCAGTATGAATATCGTTACTTGGGCCGAATGGAAATAATTTTATGACTTACGAAGAATCCGCTAGCTTAATGACCGACGTCCCTTTCCGCGGTCGCATCAAGGTCAGCGCCATGCAATTTGCGACCTCGATCATGAATGAAGAGCCGACCGTCACCGCCCACAACGCGCGCATGCGCTGGGCGCAAACCATGTATCAGCAGCCCGACGCTGTTGCGCTGCAGCTGCAGCCGCCGGTGGTCATGGACCCCGCTGTCCAGAACGGAGGAGGGGCCAGCATCACCGACGCAGCCCTGCAGGGGGCCGTCGAGGCTGTGATCAACAAGTTAATCTGAACGCGCCATAATAGGCGCCAGGAGGAGAGCATATGGCCATACCCGGCAATCCGCTTCCGACCGCGGCTGAGTTGCAGCTGGCTGCGCTCCAGGATTCGATCTCGGGCGGCGTCGCGCGCGTCCACTTCCAGGATCGCGATGTAACTTATGTGACGCTCAAGGACCGCATAGCGGCCTATCAATTCGCGTATCTGCTGCAGAACCCCAACGGAGCGCATCGCACGCTGCGCGTCTACACCACCAAGGGGCTCTAGGCGATGACGCAGCCGAGCGTAGTGGCGACGGCCAGGGCCAAGACGATCATCACGCCCAAGGCCGCGCTCGTCTCGACCTTGCGCATCTGGATGATGTACCGCGACAACGCGCTGTGGAGCTTCGTCTCGGGCGTCGAGGCCGACGATCCGCTCGAAGAGCTGAAGATCGAGGATGCAGCCCTGCGGGGCAACATGGCCGCAGCCAACGACGCCCGCCAGCGCGCGCTCGACATCGCCGCCATGATGGCCGAGGAGCAGGGCGGCAAGGCCGCCACCATCCTGCGCGAGGCTATCGACGAGCTGCTGGCCGCCGAGTCGCCGCGGTTCCTGTTGGCTGTGCCGCACATAGCCGGGACCTTCTGATGGCTTCCTCACGCAGCATCGCGCGCCTGCACAACCCATCGGGCTCGACCCCGGGCGTCGTCCAGCGCCGGGCCGACAACGGCACCACCTTCCCCGGCAGCTACACCGGCTACAGCGCCTCGGGGGCGCCCTACGACGCCTCCCAGACGGGCCGCCGGTTGGGCGCCTGGAATCCCACTCGCCTGGGGCCGACCACGTCGCTGTGGGCCACGCGCGATCTCATGCTGGCGCGCTGCCACGATGAGATCAGGAACAACCCGCTGGCCGCGAGCGCCGTAGATAACTTCGAGAGTCAGATCGTCGGCAACGGCGTGAAGCCCAAATGGCGCAACCTGCCCGATGAGCAGAAGCTCAAGATCGAGACGGAGTTCGCGCTGTCGGCCACCTCCAACGAGATCGATCAGGCCGGGCTGTGCGACTTCTACGGCCTGCAGGCGCTGGCCGCGCGCGAGATCTTCGAGGGCGGCGAAGTGTTCGTCCGTCGCCATCTGCGGCCCGACAAATGGTCGCCCAACCCCAACCTCAAGCGGCCCATGCGCGTGCCTATCCAGTTCCAATTGATCGAGAGCGAGCAGGTCCCGATCTGGCTGAACATCACCGCGGTAGGCTCAGGCTCGACCACGGTGCCCGCGGGATCGGTGGTGCGCACCGGCAAGGAGTTCGACAAGGACGGGCGGCTGGCCGCCTTCCACATGTTCGAGGAGCACCCCGGCGAAACGATGTTTTTTGCCAGCAGCTCGCCGCTGCGGTTCATCCGCATTACCTCGGATCACATGCTCCACTGCTACAAGCCCTATCGCGCAGGCCTGCTGCGCGGGCAGCCGCATCTGTCGGTTGTGCTGGTGCTCTTGCACGAGCTGGCCAAATACACCGACGCCACCGTGGTCGCGCGTCAGGTGCAAGCCATGTTCGCGGGCTTCGTCAAGAAGATGGTGCCCGAGTCGGACATCATCCCCACCGACCTGCCCTCCAACGTGCCGCAGAATATTTCGGCCATCGGCTACCCGCAGCCGGGCATCCGCAACGCGCACATCGAGCCGGGCTCGCTCAACGAGCTGTATCCCGGCGAGGACATCACGTTTCCGAACCTGCCGCAGAACAACGATCTCGGGACCTTCATGAGCACCATGCTGCACCAGTTCGCGGTCGGCATCGGCGCGACCTACGAGCAGATCACCGGCGATCTCCGCGGCGTCAACCTCTCCTCGATCCGCTCGGGCGTGCAGGACGCGCACCGCAAGTGCGAGCAGTTCATTTTCAATGTGCTGGTCACGCAGTTCTGCGAGCCGATCCTGCGATGGTGGATGGACGAGGCCGTGCTCAGCGGTCGGCTGGTGCTGCCGGGCTACGCGCAGGAGCCCGAGAAGTATCTCGATGTTCAATGGAACGCATCCGGCTGGGCGTGGCTCGATCCCACCAAGGACGTGGAAGCCAAGATGACTGCGGTGCGCTGCGGGTTCACATCGCGTGAAGCCGTGTGCGCCGAAACCGGCGAGGACGCGAGCCAGATCGATGCGCAGCAGGTGCGCGACAACGAGCGCGCCGACGCTGCCGGTCTGGTGTACGACTCCGACCCGCGCAAGATTCTGGTGGGCAAAGAAGCCAATCCCCAAGTGGCCGAAGAGGGGCCGCCCGAGGCAGTCGAAGACGAAGAGCAGCAGGACGCCGAAGACGGCCCCGCACCGGGCTTCAAGAAGGCCGGGTAACCGAACGTCCCACCGGCTTACGCGGAGCATTCCGCGGCGCCACGCCGCCGCCGTTGAACCAAGCCTTGAATCCCTCGCGCGGCAGCAAAATCCTCCGACCGATGAAGAACGCGCACGGCACCTGCCGGGCCTGCACCATCCGCCGCAGGTTGTGCTCGCCGATCCCGCACCACGCCGCCGCCTGCTGAATGCTCCATGCGCCGCCCTCCGGCCCGAGGCCGCGTTGGCTCGGTCTGGTGCGGGTATTACTCTTGGCTTTCTCAGTAAGTGACATAGTTACATCTCATTACTGCTCATAACTTCTGGGTATCTATTATATACCCGATTAACTAACTGCGCCGAAAGAAGTTGTTAGTTTTTCAAAACAAACCTGCTATGATGCCGCGTAGTGTGGCTCCGAAATGGCAAAGAGTCCGCTAATTCATGTCGCATCTCTGGTGTTTAATACCCCGCTGGCCATCTTCCCCGAAAAATTAGAAGTCATACTGCGTGCGGTGGGCCCGCGGCTGGGTTTGGATGAGGCTGCGCTGTGCGATCTGATCGACAGCGGAGCCCTGCAGTCAGGGGCGCATCCGGCGGATCATGCGGCGCGCATCCAGGCGCAGATGGATGATGACGACGACGCTGCGGCCAAACCGTACAAGCTGACGCCCGAAGGTGTGGCGGTAATTCCTATCCGCGGCACACTCATGAAGCGCTACTCCTGGCTGGCTGCGTACTCCGGCCTGAGCACCTATGAGGGCGTCAGGCGGGCGAGTACGGCGGCGCTCGAAGATCCCCAGGTGAAGGCGCTGCTGCTCGATGTGGATTCGCCGGGCGGCACCACGCACGGCTGCTTCGAGCTGGCCGACTCGCTCTTCCAGATGCGCCGGTCGGGCGACAAGCCCATGTGGGCCTGCGCCAACGATCTGGCTGCGAGTGCGGCCTACGCTCTGGCCAGCGCAGCCGACCGGGTGTACGTGACGCGCACCGGCGGCGTCGGCAGCATCGGAGTGTTCGCGCTGCACGTCGATCAGTCGGCGAGCGACGAGGCCGCGGGCCTGAAGTTCACGTATCTGTACGCGGGCGGCAAGAAGATCGACGGCAACCCGCACGAGCCGCTGTCGAAGGGCGCGCGCAAGGATATCCAGGCCGAGGTGGACCGCGAGTACGAGATGTTCGTCGCCTGCGTGGCGCGCAACCGCGGCGCGACTCCGGCGCAGATCCGCGACACCGAAGCCATCGTCAAGTACGGCGATCAAGCTCTCGGCCTGCTGGCCGACGAGGTCGCCACCTGCGAGGAAGTCTTGGCTGAGCTGACCCGCAAGGTGACCAAGCCTCAGCTCAATTTCAATCCCGGCGCGAGCGCCGAAACCCCAGCGAAGGAGGAATCCATGCCCAAGGAAGCCGAGGAGAAGAAGGCTGAAAAGGACGACACCAAAGCCGTGCTCGCCGCCGAACCGAAGGACGACGAGGAAGAAGAAGAGGAAGAGCAGGACGACAAGCAGGCCGGTGACGACAAGAAAACCAAGAAGGCCGCCAAGGACGAGGACGACGCCGAAGGCAAGTGCGGCAACGTCACCGAGCTGCCGGTGGCCGCCGAAGCCCGGGCCCAGATGATCGCCGAGCTGTGCGAGATCGCCGGTATGGAGCAGCTCACCGGCAAGTACATCTTGAAGGGATATAGCGTGGCCCAGGTCCGCAAGTTCCTGCGCGACCGGCGCGCGAAAATGTCGGCGGAAAATTCCGTTCGGTCTTTCGTCTCGGGTGATACGGGAGTGGGCAGGGCGCGCTCCACGGTCGATCAGGCCATTCAGCAGGCGCGGACCATGGCCGCCAATTCCGGCGGCCAGCTCTCGCAGTCGCAGGCCATGGAGCGCATCCTGCGCGCGAACCCGGAGATCTACGAGGGCTACAACGCCGAACGCGACGAGGCCATCGCGCGGTCGCCGTCGGGCCGCGGGCCGGTGCTGACCGAGTTTGTGCTCAACAGCCAGCGGCGCTATCTGCAGAACCTCGGCTTGAGCACCGCCATGGAAGACGTGCCGGTGCGCCGGTCGATGTGAGGCGCGAGAGGAAGGAGGATTGAATGGCTTATAACGAGGGACTACTCAATACCGTGAGCGCGCCCGCTGGCGCCGACTTCAGCGGCAAGCAGTTCTACGCCGTGAGTCTCGTTGCGGACGCCGCCAATCCGCCGGGCGTGAAGGCCGCCGTCGCAGCCGCGGGCAAGGCCTGCGCGGGCGTCTTACAGAACAATCCGCTGAGTGGGCAGGCCGCCACCATCCAGCGCTCGGGCACCACCAAGGTGGCCATCTCGGCCTCGCAGGTGGTCGCGGCCGGTGGGCTGCTCGACGTGGACACGGGCGGCACGCTGCTTCCGCACGGCGCCGGGACGGCTGTGGCTCAGGCCATGGAACCGCTGGCGTCAACAGCCCAGGTCATGATCATCAGCGCCATGCTGCTGCCGGGCAACGCAGCCTTCTAGGAGAACGACTATGGCTCAACCCACAATGAGTGACGTTCACGTCAATGCGCTGCTCACCGACATGAGCGCGATGTACGCGCAGGACGCAGCGGGATTCATCGCCCGCGACGTGTTTCCCATCGTTCCGGTGGCGAAGATCTCCGACCGGTACACGGTCTTCTCGCGCGCAGACTTCAACCGCAACCTGATGCAGAAGCGCGCCCCCGGCACGCTGGTGAAGACGGCAGGCTATCGCGTCGATACCGTGCCCAATTACCTATGCGACGTCTGGGCGCTCGGCAGGACGATTGACGATCAGGTGCGCGGCAACGCCGACAGCGTCTTCAACCTCGACATGGAAGCCACGCAGCTGCTCACCACGGCCTCGCTCATCAACCGCGAGTACAACTGGATGGCGGCGTTCTTCCAGCCGGGCGTCTGGTCGAATATGTGGTCGGGCGCGGCCGCGGCGGTTCCACCCTATCCGAGCGCACCGGCGACCTCGACGGCCAGCAGTTACACCTTCATGAAATGGAGTGATCCGAACTCCAATCCCATTCAGGACATCCGCACCCTTAAGCGTATCGTGCAGATGACTTGCACCTTCAGGCCGAATCGCATGGTGATCGGCAGGCCGGTGTTCGACGCGCTGCTCGATCATCCCGACTTTCTGGATCGCGTGAAGTACGGGCAGACTGCATCCAAGCCCGCCCAGGTCACGCTCGATGTACTCGCGGCGATCTTCGAAATGGATCGCGTGCATGTCAGTGAGGCGATCTACAATACCGCCGCTGAAGCCGCGGGCGTCGATTCGGGCGCGGCCTATGCGCCGCCCACTTACAACGCGGGGATCAACGCCGGTGAGTCCAACGCCTTCATGACCGGCCCGCACGTTTGGATCGGCTTTACCCCGGATCGGCCGGGCCTCAACACTCCGGCCTGCGGCTATACCTTCGCATGGTCGGGCTACTTCGGCGCAACGCAGGCGGGCGAGCGGATCAGCTCCTACTACTTCCAGCCCGACCGCTCGACGCACGTCGAAATCGAATCGGCCTACGTCCACAAGGTGATCTCCGCGGACATGGGCGGATTCCTGCAGAACTGCATCTAGGCGCAGCAATGGCATCGATCTCCAGCGTGACTCCGGCGAGCGCCTCGCAAGGCGACTCGCTGAACGTCGAGATCGTCGGGTCGGGGACGACTTTCGACGCGACTTCGACGGTCACGTTCAGCCACACGGGCATAGCCGTCAGTAACGTGGCTTTCGTAGACGCGACGCACCTGACTGCCACGCTCACCATCGACGCCGCGGCGCAGCTCGATGCATCCGACGTCACGGTGACCACCGGGGCCGAGGTCGCAATCGGCGCTGGACAGTTCCACGTAGTGGTTCGCGCAAAGCCGGTCGCGGCGCTCGCTTCGGTGGCTCCGGCCAGCGGGCCACAGGGCGATACGGTAGACGTGGAGATCACCGGGCAGAACACCAACTTCAAGGCGACGTCGGCGATAACATTCAGCTCCACGGGAATCGCCGCGTCTAACATCACGCTGATCGACGCCACCCATCTCTCGGCCACCCTGACCATCGATGCAGCCGCCCAGATGGGCGTGTCGGACGTGATCGTGACAACCGATAACGAGGTCGCAACCGGCGCGGCGATCTTCACCGTAATGCCCTCGGACTTCAAAGCCATCACGCTGCGCGAAGCCGTCAATACGTATGTCCGCGAGCATCTGGTCACAGGGCCCGAGAAGGATGTCTGCTTGCAGTTCATTTACAAAATCAACCAGAGCCTGCGTACCGGCTCTGTGATCTTAAGTGTGAAAGGGGCCTGATACATGGCGACTACACCGACACCCGATCCCACGGCGACGCCGCAACCGCCCGCCAGTCCTACGACGACGGCCACCACGCCGCCAGCCGAGCCGCCGCTCGACCCGGGCGTGAAGGCCGAATGCCTGTATGACATCATGAGCGGCTATCTGCGCGAGCACTACGTGACCGGCGACTGCAAGCGCGCCGTAGACGAATTCATGACCGAACAGAAGGCGGCCATGAAGGCGGCCGCCGCTGCACCGCCCGCAACCGCGGCGCCCGCGACCACGCCGCCGCCTGCCACGCCATGATCCGCAATCTCACACCCTGGACCTTGCTCACGCGCAACGGCGTACCGCCGCTGAAGGTGGCCCGCCGTGCGCTGGTGGTAGGGGGCGTCACGGTGGAAGTCGGCGAGACGCTCGATCCCGAGTTGTTCGCGCCTGCGATCCGCCGCATGCGCCTGCGGCAGTTCTATGAGCAGCGGCTGCTGGAGCCGGTCGATCCGCAGCCCAACACGCGGCAGTACTATCGCGAGCGCTTCGCGCGCATGCAGGGCCTGGAGCCGCCCGTCGCGCCCATCACCCCGGTGGCGGCCTGCATCGTGGCCGATCTGCCCGCGGTCGAGGTGGGCGAAGAGGACTCGCCCAGGCCGAAGCCGCGCAAGCGTTGAGGAGCCCATGGACTTCGATTCGCTCATGGCCATCGCCGACGACATCGTCACCGCCACCTTCGAGAAGTACGAGGGCGGCGACGTGTTGCCGGTGACCATCCATTTCAACGATGGTTCGCTCGATATATCGGCGCACTGCGTGGTCAAGAACCCGTTCATGGAAGAAGACTACGTGCCCGGCTCGCCGCAGGGGACCGGCATGCTGCTCCTCTTCATCCCCGCGAGTCAGGGCCTGATGGGAGTGCGCGGCGATACGGCGACCTACGGAGGCGTGGACTACGACATCGTGCAGTCGGATGGCGACCGCGTGGGAGGCCTGCACCTGCGCATGCGCCGCCGGGAGCTGCCATACGGCCAATGAGTCATGCTGCAACCCACCGTAGTGCTGGATGCGATCCTCGAATCGCTGCGCTCGATCCCGCAGCTGGTCGCCGAGCTGGGCGGCCCGGCGGTTCCGGCGACTCAGACGATCTACGGTCACTACTACTACTCGGGCGAGGAGAACGCACTGGCCAAGGATCTGGCGACCATGCGGCAGCCGAGTATCCTGCTCGGCTATCTGGCTTACCTGGGCGGCAACTTCGACGGCCAGACGGTCTGGAAACATCAGATCGGCTGCTATGTGCGCAGCCGGAACAAGGCCACCGACGTCGTCACCAATCACAGCTCGCTGAGCGCCGCCGATCTCTGGTGGATGGCTATGAACTATCCCATCAGCGTGCCGGAGCCCGCCAACAACATCCGCTACATCGAGCTGTGCGACGGCAATCTGCAGCTCATGGATCTGCCGACCGGCATGCCCCGCACCGACGAGATGGGGCAGGATCTCTGGTCCTCAATGATGGTGTTCGCAGAGAAAGGCGACGTCGGCCCGCCCGGCGTGGATCTGCTCTGCCCTGATTAACGGAGGGAGGAGTTATGGCAACACGCATACAGAATAAAATCCTCGGCCTGAGCAAGGGCAAGCAGACCGACATCGCCACTGCCGCAACCACCTTCTTACGTTTTAGGCAATTGAATGCGGAGCTTGCGCCGACCGGCTTCATGACCGAGAACGACGCCGGTGAGATCGGCAAGGGCGATGAATTCATTTCGGCCTCGGGCGTCTTTCCGGTGAGCTGGAATCCCGCGGCCCGCATCGACAAATATTCGAGCGCGGAGTTCATGACCTGGGCGCTGTGCTTCGGCCTGGGCGGCGTCACCGAAGCCACCGGCGTCTACACCATCGTGCCGCTCGATCCCTGCCTCAACGGTCTGGAGCTGCCGTACTTCACTGTAGCCGAGCAGGTCTGCGAAGGCGGCGGCATGGCGCTCGACAACGCCTTCCTGGGATGCGCCATCGAAGACTTTCTGTACGAGTTCAATTACGGGCCGGGCCGCCAATCGGGGCGCGTCACGGTCAACTGGGTCGGCTCGGGAAAGATGACCACGCCCTCGGGCGTGACGATCCCGCCGGTAGTGGCCGAGCACTACATGTTGTCTGCCGGGATGACCATCAACATCAACGGCAAGGACTACATCGCTGCCAAGACGCTGCTCTCGGGCTCCATCGGCTGGAAGAACAACTTATTGGTCGGCCCCGGCTTCTATCCCGGCTCGGGCGTGCAGAACGGCGCGGCCATCCGCGGGCGCCTGGAATACGGCCCGCGCGCTGCGTCGCTGACGTTCACCGCGCGCCTGCTGAAGAACAGCGACGAATATACGAAGCTGCTCGCCGGAACCACCGGCACAGCCGCCATCAACGCCACCTTCGATGCGACCCACTATGTGAATTTCTTATTCGAGTCGGTTCAGTACGAGACTGTGGTCAATGGTGAGCAGGACGGCATCGTCAGCGTGACGGTCAACGTGGCGTGCAAGAGCGATCCGGTCAACGGCGTCCTGAAGGTCACCGCGGCCTGCGGGATCGCAGGCATTGCACAATAGGCGAGGAGGCCCACATGCCCGCAGGGGCTTTTAGCAAGGTTAACGTCGGCATCCGCCGATTTATCAAAACCCTTACGCCCGCGCAATACCGCTGCTTCGAGGTCAACGGCACGCAGCAGTATGCGCCGCGGCGCGACAACTACAACTATGCCGGTGCGACTTACGCCAAGGGCGCGACCATTCCCTACGACGCCGCAACTGCGACCTTGTACTCCCGGCCCGACCTGCTGGAGCGGGACTTCAACCGCGGCCTGATCGCGCCGGTGGACTGATATGTACGGTGAACTGCCACTGATCAAGACGGAGACGGGCGAGGAGATCCCCGGCTTTCCGGTGGTGATTCAGAATCCGCCCAAGACCGCCGTGCTGCGCCTGCCGACGTCGGAGGAGATCACGGCCTACGTCTCGACCGTGCGCCTGCTCACGCGCCGCCTGGGCCGGGGCCGCTCGGAGAGCCAGAACGCCGAGAACAAGGAGTCGCAGCGCAAGCTCTTCCAGAAGATCCGCATCGACAAGGGCGAGGAGTTCGACCCCGCGGAAGTGGACTACGCGCTCACCCGCATCCTGGCGCAGGAGACGCTCTCGACCGAACAGGACGGCAACGAGTTCGTGGTCACCGTAGCGAGCATCGGGGGCCGTCTCGTGCATCGCCTGCGCATGCCCACGCGCGCGGAGCTGCAGGCCTACCGCGACAATCTCTACAAGACGCGCCAGCTGCCGCATGACGTCGAGGAGCAGCGCTTCCCGCCCGACGTGCCGGTGCAGTTCTACGACGCGATCATCCTGTCGGTTGAAGGCTACGCGCCGGTGTTCAACGTTCCCGCTGCCTCGATGAACGGCAACCACAATCTGTGCAAGGCCGGGACCGCTGAGATGAGGGCGCTGCTGCCCAACATCCCGCCGCATCACAAGCGCAACGTGGCCATCGAAGTCTCCAACGAGATCTTCAATCTCGACCCGCCGCTCGACCCAAACTTATAGAGCCGGATGAATGGCCGCAGCCTCTGCCTCTCCGGCTGCTGATCTTCCGCGTGCTGCGCGCCGAAGAAATGTGCCGCGGCGGCGAGGAGGAAGGTGCATCGGGCTGCCCGCTGGCCGACACGGTCCACTGCGTCAGCTGCGATCACGAGTGGAAGCCTGAAGATGTGGCCGTGGTCGAGGCCTGCCCCTCCTGCCGCCAGCGGGCCGCGACCGTCAATCGCTGCGAGTCCTGCGCAGTGAACGAGGTGCAATACTACCGCGAGCACACGGCCACCGGCCAGCTATTGGAGCGAGTGCTGGAGCATGACTTCGACGCAGAGCACTACGGCGTCGATCCCGGCTCGGTGCCCGCCGACCTTCGCGAGGGCCTCAAGATTTTCAGGAACGAGCGCTTCCGGTGGGAGAAGGAGACGCGCGAGAAGGCCGAGCAGCGGCGCGAGGAGCAGCGGCGGTTACGCGAGATGCAGCAGCGGCGTTAGCGACCGGCGCCCGCGGTTTCGCAGAGTTGCACCGTGTGCCATTCGTCCACCGTCAGATCGGCGAGTTTCTTCCGACGGAGCATGCCGCACATATATTCCACACGCAGTTCTTCGGTGGTTTTTCGGGGCAGCGCGACCTCTGTTTTGTGCAGCTTCGCATCTCTCACGCAAGGTTCCTCGCCCGCCTGGACGCCGTGCAGGAGTTGCCGCGCCACGTCGTCATCGGCGCAGAGGCGGCCTGATGGAGTATGGTAGACGCTCTCATAGGTTACTGATACGGTGCGAGGTCCTGGGTCGGGGTCTTGCAGTGCGTAGTGGATCGCGATCACCGCCCCGAACGCCAGGATGATGCCGATAATAATGCCCGAGGCCGTTCTCATACCGGCAGGGTAACAACTATCGAGCCTCCGGCCAGAGTTTCAAGGGGATAAACGGCCTGCCCGCGAGTAGAATGGAGGGGACACGGGAGGCCTCAAAATGCCGTTTTTCCAGGCCAAGATCACCCGGGTGAAATTCACGCTCAGCCCGTTCTCGGCTGAGGACATGATGGCCATCGCGCAGAAGACGCTCAACCATGTGGTCGAGCGCATCAAATCGGTGCATGATATCCAAGACGGAATCGCGAGGCCGCTCTCGGACAAGTACGCCGTCGAGAAACGCCAGGGCCGGTATGTGGCGCTGGGCGGCCTGCGCAAATACAGCGGGGCGCCGTACCGCGACTGGACGCTGCGCGGGCGCACGCTGCAAGCGCTCAAGGTCAAGACGGTTTCCGAGGATATGGCAACAGTCGGGCCGGTGTCGATGGAGGCGCTGCGCATCATCCAGATCCGCAACAAGTGGGATCACATGTGGGGCATGTCGCCCAGCGATAACGAAGCGCTGGTGACGGCTGTCCGCGGCGTGCTGGAACGCCGACCGGTCATCCAGACACAGACGTCCGAATCACAGGTCGCCTGATGGGTCCTTCGCCGGTAGACATCGTTTATAAGTTCGATAACACGGCGATCCTGCGCGCGATGAAAGAAATGCAGGCGGCCTCCGCGGACGTGGCCAAGGGCGTGACCGGCGCTGCGGAGCGCATGCAGAAGGGCTACGAGGAGTTCGCGAAATCCGTAGTCACCGTCACCGACCGCGCGCAGGCGGCCCAGAAGCGTCACATCGAGTCGCTCGAAAAAGCGGCGGCGGCCTATGGGCGCTCGGGCGTCGAGAAACTGATCGCACTGCGCGACCAGCACATCAAGCGCTTGGGCAATGAAGAGGAGGCCATCAAGCGCGTCACCGCCGCCTACCAGAAGATGATCGACGTCGAGAAGAAGCGCGAGGACGAAGCCAAGAAGGGGCTGGGGGCTTCTCCGTTCGTTCAGGGCGCGCGCGATATCTTCCAGGGGCGCATCGGTGCGGGTGAGATGCAGATCGGCAGGGGCCTGTGGTCGGCCATTGGAGGCACTGGAGGGTTCGCCGGAGTCGCCGGTGCAGCCGGAGCGCTGGCCGGGATGGCGGGCACATTCGCTGCGATTGAAATCGCTTCGATGAAGGCCGCCACGGCGGTTGCCGACTACTCCCAGAAAATCCATGACACGGCAATCGTCACCGGCATGAGCGCGAAGGAGGTGCAGCAGTTTGAATATGCGGCCAAGGTGACCGGCCAGGATGTCGGCGTACTCAACCGCATGATGCGCGGGCTCACCCAGGCTGTGGAGGACCAGGGCTCCAAAGGCCAGAAGGCCCGCCAAGTCCTGCAGGGCATGGGCGTGGATGTGATCGCCCTGAGGCAGGGTTATATCGGCACTATGGACCTGCTCAAACAGGTCGGCTCCGGCCTGGAACGGCAGCCCAATCTCTGGATGCGGAACAAGGAGGCTATCGACCTCTTCAAACGCGCCGGTATCGACGCGCTGCCGGTGCTGACGGAGATGAGCGACAGCATCAAGCGCACCGAAGGCGTCCAGTTCATGGGCGAAAAAACCATCGATCAGTTCGTTCAAGTGAACAAGGAAATCAAGCTGGCCGGGACGATGTGGGATCAGTTCATCCTGCGCGTCGAAGAGACTCTCGCGAAGCCGTTCATCTTCACGCTGCGGATGGTGATGGAGAAGGAGGAGCCCGACCGGCCCGTAGGAGGAGGCGCACTCGGCAAGCAGGGCGACGAATTCTTCATGCGGGGAGCGAGGCAGGCAGCGGAGCAAGGCCTCCAGCGGTTACAGGATCTGTCGCATGATGTGCAGCGCGCCGGGCGCCCGCCGATGGTATTTCAATCGACCATCGACTACATGCATCGCGAGGGCGCCACGCTCGAAGAGCAGGAAGCGAAATTACAGGAACTCCAAAAGCAGTGGAACGAGGCCCGGACGGAGGCCTCAGCAGGACTGGTCAGAGATGTCACCCACTATAAGGAAATAACCAAGGAATTGAGGGAGCAGAAAAAGCTCGTTGAGGATATGCGCAAGGCCGTGGCCGACCGCAAGACCGCGGAGGAGATCATCGCGCGCCTGGAATATGAGAAGGAGGAAAAGAGGAAGCACCCCTACGGCATGCCCGAAACCGAGAAGAGGATGCTGGATTTTGCGGCTCAGTATCGCAACTTCCCCGACTTGATCGCGCGCGAGCGGGCGCTCGAAGGGCCCCGGCTGGCCGAAGAGAACCGGCTGAGAATTCAGCGGGCCGTCGGCGCGGCGCGTGCGGAATCCGAGCGCATCGCCGGGATCGTGGATAAGGAGCCGGTCACGCCCGAGCAGTTCGCGCGGCAGACCGCCAATTGGCTCAACGAGCAGAATCAGGCCTTCCAGCGGCAGCAGAAGATCTGGGCCGAAACCACCGGCAAAACCTCTGCGGAATTCATCAAGCTGGGCGAGGAGATGCTGGCCGCCAACCGCAAGCTCGAACTCACGCGGGCCGAGGGCGCCGCGCGCGTGAACTATTTGCTCGGCCCGCAGACCATCGAGACGCGGCTGGCGGAAGAGGCGCGCATCCGCGACGCGAAAATTCAGGACGCGGACGAAGAGTTCCGAAACCGCCGGGCGAAGATTGCCGATGAATACACCGACGAGCGGAACCGCGAAATCGAATTGAAGAAGCTGCGGCTCACGCATGCGGCTGAGGTGGCCGAGGCGCAGAACAAATACGCCGAAGCGTGGGCCACCGAAATGAAGCAGCAGATGGGCGAGATCAAATCCACGGTCGAGCCCTTGTTCCATACGTTGTTCACCGACCCGTCGAAGTTCGGCCAGCAGTTCCGCAGCACCATCACCGAGGCGACGCTCAAACCGATTACCAGCGGCCTGAGCGAGCTGGCCGCGCGTGCGCTGCATCCGCTGATCTTCGGCGAGAGCGGCACCGGCGGCATCGCAGGCGGATTCCGCAACATGTTCGGCCTCGGCGGCGGCAAGCTGCAAGACGTGCATCTCACGCCCGACGGATCGGTGCCGGTGCATGTCACTAACGGCGGCGGCGGCAGTGGCATCGGCGGCGCGAGCCGCCATATGCCTGACTGGACGAAGGGCGTCGAGCCCATCGTGATGCCGCAGGGATCGGCGCATCCTGTCACTCTGAGCGGGCCTGACGAGGCCCGGCAATGGCTTACGCAGCACGGGATTCCGTCCACGTATTTCCCTCCTGCTTACGATGAGTACCCGTCGAGCTTGCAAGGTCCCGCCATGACCGGGCCGAACATGTATTTCGGCCCCAGCCCGGGCGACTATTCAAGCGGCATTACCACCAGCGCCGGGATCGCCGGTCTGCCGACGAGGCCGCTGGACATCCTCTCCACATCCGCGCTGGGCGGATATATGTCAGACCTCGGGGGCGACAGGGCCGCAGGGATCGGCTGGAGTGCAGGCGGTGGAGGTGGCGGCGGTGGTGGCGGCGGCGGTTTCAACCCGGCGGGCTGGCTGAACGCGCTCAAGTCCAGTTTCTGGAATGAGAACATCAACCTCGCATCGGGCGTTACGCGCGCTGCCGGGAGCATGGGTATCGGCGGCAAATTCGCCGGTGTGCTGACCTCGCAGGCCGGGGCGCAGCTGGAGATGGGCATTGGCATACCGCTCGCCATGGCGGGCATCCTGGGCCAGCGCCGCGGGACTGCCGGTGGAATTCTGGAGTCGAGCCTGGGCGGCATGCTCACCGGCGCGGGCATCGGCACCATGATCATGCCGGGCATCGGCACTCTGATCGGCGCGGGCGTCGGGCTGGCCGCAGGCCTGGGCATCGGAATCGGCGAGAAGATCTTCGGCGTGGAGTCTCCGCGCAATGAGGCCAAGCGGCTGGTGCAGCAGGTCTATCACATCTCGATCAACAACCAGTCGGCAGACCAGATCGTGAGCATCGCCAACCAGTCCTACGGCGGTCACGTCTCGGTGGCCGTGCGTTCGCCCGAGGTGCGCCAGATGTTGGGCCTGTATGCCGCGGGCACCGGGCAGGCCGCTCAATTCCCGCAGGGCCTCTCGACGCCTCACGGCGCGTCGCTGGTGGAGTCGGGCGGTGCCATGTATCAGCAGGCCAGCTATCAGTACGGCAACCCGTACACCTACCGGTCCAACCTGCCGACCTACGGCGGCGGCTCGACCGGCAACTACGGCAACCTGTCCCTCTCCCTCAACATCGCCGGTCAGGACACCGCCAGCTTCCTGCAGGGCAACGTGGTGACGCCCGACGTGGTGCAGGCGCAGTATGCCTCGGCTATGTCGGGATCTGCAGGCCGCGTGCCCCAGGCGCTGATGATGAGCGAGCCGGGCAGCATCGCCGCCTAGATTTCACCCAAAGCCTCTTGCCAGATACATGCATCCGACGTTAGACTTTGAATATGAGCACACACGATAACAGCAAGTGGTTCCCGGCGAGCGAGTGCGAGAACTTTAACCCGAACCGCTTCGAGTTCGTCTGGAACGCCGATTACACCATGTTTCGCGCAGTCCAGCTGCCCTGGTTCGACCACGCCTCCTACATCCGCCATCAGGCCGATAAGCCCGAGGCCGATGAGCCCCAGGCGGATGATCTCCCCCAGGCAGCGGACGAACCCTACGAGCACCCCGAACGGCCCGACTTGTGGACGCCTCACCCCGACGACATCCTGTTCTGATTTCACCCCAAGACTGTTGCGCCATGCATGCATCTGCTCTATCCTGAAAATATGAAGAACGAAGCATACGACAAAGCGGTCAACCAGATGAAGGAAGTGGCAGCCGGTCGCCGCGGCTGGGTTTCGCTGACGAGGGCGTCGCGCGAGTGCGGCGTCCCCAAGGGCCAGCTCCGCGTAGTGGCCCTGGCGCTCGGCCTCAGCGTGGAGGACAGCCACGGCAACCACGGCATGACCGCTCGCCGGGGAGAAGGCCGATGAATTACACAATCTACTTTCCCAAGATGGACCTCGCAGTATATGCCTCCTGGAACAATCGCACTCAGAAAATCGAGTGCGACCACGGCCTGGATGATATCTTCCCCGGGCGGGACGAATCGAACATGGAAGCGATCCGCAGGGTATATCCGTCAGCCGAGATCTTTGCCATCCGGCCTCGCCCGGCGTAAAAACCCCAGCTAAAATAGCAGCATCGTGCCCGGGAACCTCGCTGCAGCGTCAGTTGCGGCTGGTGCGGTGCTGCCGCAATCCCTCTGCACCTCCTTCGCCGAATCCCTCTCCTACCCGCTGCTGGTCATGATGTACAACGACGGGACGCTCGAACGTTCCGTCATCCAGGACGGCGTCAACGCGCCGCGCGCGCTGCGTACCTGGACGATGGCCAAACGGCTCAACTCCGGCCAGCTCGCCACCCTCTACAACTTCTTCGACGTCACGGTGCAGGGCGGCCTGCGGCCCTTCTACTTCTACAATCCCTTCGACGTCCTGCCGAATCATCACATGGGCAGCAACTACGACTCATCGGGCGCCAGCACGCAGGGGCGCGTGACCTGCATCTTCCGCGGCGATTGGTCGCAGCGCACCGAACTGGGCCGCCACGTCATGCCCGGGCTCATGCTCGTGGAGGTCGCGTAGTGTCCGATTCCATCGGTCGCATACCGGTGCCGGTGCCGACGCCGCTGCCGCCCTCGCAGCCCTTCCCGCTGGTGAGCGAGTACGGCTATGGGTTCGACCGCGACTACAAGATCATCGAGCACCGCTTCGGCGAGCTGGCCACCATGGCCATCCAGCGGTATGCGCTGGGGGCCGGGGCGCGCAAGTTTCATTTCGTCAAGAGCAGCCTGAGCTACCGCGACCAGCAGTCGCTGCTGGCCTTCTTCGACGCCGTGCAGGGCAGCTACAAATCCTTCACCTATCCGGTGCCCAACACCGACCGGCAGACCTTCACCAATTACCAAGTGGTCTTCGACACGCAGCCGCTCACCATCACCGAGCTGGCCAACCGCGCGACCACCGGCATCACGTTTCTGGAGATCCTCGACCCCTCACTCGCGCCCACCAGCAACATCACCAGCGTCTCGAAGCGCTTCCCGTCCACGGCCCTGGCGTCGGCGCTGCAGTCGCAGGTGCAGGCCATCGTCCCGCTCATCCACATCAAGGTGCGCAATCCCGCGGTGCCGGATATCTATCTCTCCGACCGGCGCATCGATGTGTACGGGTTCCCGGGCACGAGCTTCGTCACGTTCCTGCCGCGGCTGATCAACATGGGAATCCCCGGCGGCGGCGACGTCATCATGTCGCAGTCCATCGACGGGCGCGCGGACAATGTGCGGTTTACATTCGGCAACGCCGACCGCGTGATGGCCAAGCTGGTGAACGACTGCTCGCTTGAATTCGCCGAGATTGATCTCTCGCTGCTGCACTACAACTCGGGCGCGCTGCTGCAATTGTGGAAAGGGCTGATCCTCTCCTGGCAGGTGGACGGCTCGCCGCAGTTCTCCGTCGAGTGTTCGGACGGCCTCTACCCGGTGACGCAGCAGTATCCCGCGCGCAGCATTTCGCGCCAGTGCTGGAAGCCCTTCGACAAGGCCGTCACCGCCAGCGGCTTCAAGCCCTGTCCGTATTCGGGGCACGGCTCCGGCCCGGGCGACCCGACCACCTGCGACTACTTCTTCAATTCGCCGAACGGCTGTCTCGCGCACGGCATGAGCAACTACTTCGGCGGCCACGCGCAGCAGCCGCAAGGCGTAGTGATCAAGGACAACGGCACCGGCATCTGGGGCGGCTTCTTCCGCTCGACCATAACTTCGACCTCGATCCTCTCCGACAGCATCTACGGCAAGCCGCTCGCCGAGATCTGGTGCAATCACGGCGGCACGGCGCAGCGCGCATTCTGGGCCAACTGCCTGATCGCCGCGGTGCGCGACGAGTCGGACTTCGAGGACATCCTCGGCATCATCGGCGCGGGCCCGCTCGGAGGGTTCGAGGGCTCGTCAATTCAGACCAACGCCGACGGCTATAAGTTCGTCGTCTCGCCCACCGCGGACGGATTCTACCCGCAGGGATTCAAGGTCAACACGCAGCTCAACTTCTCGATGTACCTGCCCGGCGTGGGCCTGCGTCAGTCATCGGGCAACGACCCGGCGCACCTGGGCACTGCCCCGACCGACGGCGCGGACGCCTTTTCGTTGGGCGCTGGCACGCCGCAGAACTGGTCCGAGCCCGACGCCAACTGGTCGAACATCCCCGGAGTTTCCAAGCGCGTCATCCCTTACGCTGCGGGCACGGCGCTGTGCGAGATGCGCTACACCAAGAGCGCCGGAGGCGGCGTCTCGCCGACCACCGCCGAATCGCACAACATGCAGGTGCCCATCGCCAAGGGCCTGACCGGCGCGACGTTCGATGCGAGCGGCAACCGCACGCTGGTGCCGGGAGTCATCAATCCCTTCTGGGTCGCAGCCAATTGCTACTTCCGCGCGCTGGCCATCGATCAGGCCGACGCAGCCACGCAGGTCAGCTATCTGGTCCTCAACTCGATCACCAACGCATCGGGCACCGGCTGCGCCGATATCGCGGCGATCTTCGTTCCGCCGATTGTCGGAACGCCGATCCCGTCCTATGCACTCACGTCGGCGGGCCAAGCGCTCACACAGCCCAACCTCGATTACTGGAACGGCACCTTCACCTATCTCTCCGGCTCCACCGTGATCACCAGGACCATCGATCAGGCCATCGCCGCCGGTTACATCACGCAGACCGCCGCGGGCGGCCAGGAGCCGCAGTTCATGTTCCAGGGGACCATCGCGGAATTCAAACCGTTTCGCGACTGGTTGCAGGAAATTCTGAACTGCGCGATGGGTTACTACTGCTTCGAGTTCGGCGCACTCAAGCTGGGTATCCGCTATTCCGCGGTGCCGACCGACACCTTCGGCCTCGGCTCGATGCTCTATCAGTCGCTCGCGCTCACGCCGATCCCGGCCAAGTTCGAATACCTGAAGGTCAGCTTCGCCAACATGGAGCTGCAATACCAGCAGGACTTGGCCGAGTATCAGGACAAGGATCACGCACTCTACTACGGGCGCGGCGGCTGCCCGCTGACCTCCAGCATGCGCTCGGTGGGCTGCCCCTCGCTCTCGCAAGGCCTGCGCGTGGCCGTCTCGCGCACGCGCGAGGAGATCGGCGGCATCATGCGCACCGATCTCGCGAATCCCTACATCGAGTGGGACAACCACAAGCGCGCGACCTTTCGCTCGACGCTGCTGGCGCTCTCGACCGAAGTCGGGCAGGTGATCTCGATCCAGCATCCCGATGTGCCGACCTACCCGGGCGCGCACGCCGGTTCGCGGCCCGGTTCGAACGGACCATTCCCGGCGAATACTTGGCCCTTCCGCATTCAGAAGTGGATGCTGCACTCGGACTGGAGCGTCACCATCGTCGCCGACTCCGTGGTCGATTCGATGTACGACACCGAGGTCGGGCCGCAGCCCACCGGCGCAGTGCAGCAGCCCCTGCCGGTGATGTATTACCCCATGGCTCTTCCTCAGTGGGCGCCCTATCAGGTGCAGGCCAACGCGGCCGACGCGGTCTTCCCCAACGAGTGGACCTTCGACCTCTCGCAGGTCTACGAGTTCGCCACCGACGGCAGCCCGATTCCCAAAGTCGTCGCCTCCGGCCGGTTGCCGGTCAATCAGTTCATCCCCAATTGCGGTGCGGTGGATGTCAAAGTGGGCGAAGTAACCCGCTCGACTACCGGCGGGACGCTGCCGGGCGGCGCGACATACTACGTGCAGATCTGCGCCACCGACGCCAAGGGCCGCTACTCGCCGCCGAGCGAGGTGCTGATCATCCAGGTGCCCAACGGGACCAACACCAACCAGTTCACGATCCAGGACATTCACTGGCCGCCCATCGACGGGCTCACCGGCTATGTAGTGTTCTTCAGCGATCAGCCGGATCTGGTGTGCGGTCAGCTCACCGGCTCACTCACCGGCGGCGCGAGCGGCTACACGCCGACGGCCATCACTGTGACCGCGGTTCCCAAGCGCTCGACCTACGCAGTGCCTGACCCGGATATGGGTTATCTCAACCTGAAGGGCCGCCGCCTGATCCACGGCGGGCCGGTCGGCGCGGGCATCGACAAAATCGCAGGCACCATCATCACCAGCTACGCGACCATCGATTCGCTCGGCACCGACAACTGGAACGGCCGCGCACTGGCCATCATCGGCCGCGGCGATCCGCCGGGCAAGGCGCCCTTCGCGCATTTCATGATCAACAATTTTGTGCCTTCGACCGGCGAGTATCTGCTGGACCGCGATCCGGTCCTGTCAGGCGTGCAGGTGGGCGACGTCTTCGCAGTCATGTTCAAGGGCTACGACAATTCCGCCAACCCTTATGTGATCGGCGACCCGGGCATCGCCAACGCCACCAACCCGACGCCGCACGCGGGCGAGACGCCCAACGATCCCAATCGCATCGGCAACATGGTGATCGTGATCCAGGGTAAGTCCCGCGGCATGTCAGCCAAGATCGTTTCGAACACCGCGACCGACTACACGCTCGACCAGCCGCTGCCCATCGATGCGACCAGCTTCTGGATCGTGGCGCACGCCGACTGGGAGGTCCAGAATCAGGTGCGCGTGAACAATGCGGACCCCACCAAGACGACCTCGATAGAGATCACCGTCAACAACTACAACCAGCTGCCGCTGTTGATCGGCGGCGTGACCGCGGACCAGGACGGCGTCGAGGCGGGATTCCCCAACGAGCCGCTGCGCATGATCTACATCACCGGCGCGCAGGGCACTGTCGTAATCACCAGCTGAAGGAGAACACTATGGGCCTCCAGAAGATCCGGCACGGCATCGTCCAGATCGACACCGGCAGTCCTCCGGCGGGCTCGACCCCGGCTGCGACGACGCTGACCTCGAATATCAATGCTACGGTCACCGACATCCCTCTGGCCGATACGAGCAACGTGGTGGACGGCACCTACCTCACCATCGCCGACGACGGGACCGATCCTTCCGAGCAGGTGCTCGTACAATCCCATACGGCCACCGACGCCATCGTGGTGCGCGCGGCCAGCGCGACTCCGCACAACAGCGGCACTGCCGTCACACTGCCGGGCTCGGTGAGTTATCAGCTGCTGCTGATCAGCGACCAGCCCAACAAGAAGACCATCGTCCACAAGAGCACCGCCGACGGGAATTACGTCAAGATCCTGGCGGCCCAGGACACCGGCGGAAACTTCGACCACTTTCCCGGCGGCGGCACTTCGATGGTACTGGCCGACAGCCATCCGGTCACGCTCGTCGCGCCGCAGGACGGCAGCCGCGTCTGGATAGTCATACACGGTTCGGGAGCCGGAGCCACGAATGTCTCAGGCGGCGGCGGCGGATCGCAGACCCCCTGGCTCACCGACGTGGACGCTGCGCAGCACAACCTGCACAACGCCACGCTGGTGACGGTGGCGGGCGACGGCACGGCGGGCCACGAGCAGACGCTCGCCATGCTGCCCTACGAGGTGGTCTGGTACAACCTCGGCAACCTGCGCTGGGCGCTGGCGCAGGTCGGCGCAGAGTCGGGCGTCAACAACACCGGCAGCGACCTGCATCTCTTCGCGTACAAAGACGACGGCACCTTCCTCCGCACACAGGCCTCGTTCATCCGCGGCACGGGCGAGACGATCTTCAATGCGGACCAGGGGCTGGAGGTCAACACGCTGGCAGGCTACGGCATCGTGTTTACGACCGACTATCTGTCGGTATCGGGCAGCGGCGGCGTGCAGTGCGCATCGGTTCAAGTGAAGGGCTCGGCGATCAACTCGAATCAGGGTTACTACTATGCCTATCAGGGCGGCTCACCGCGCTGGTTCTGGGGCAAGACGCCGACCGCGGAATCCGCGCCTGCTGGCGGCTCCGACTGGGTGCTCGGTCGCTACGACAACACCGGCGCTTACTTAGGCCAACCGATCTTTGTCAAACGCTCGAACGGCTACATCGGGCTGAACGGCGCTAATCCGGCCTATCCGCTCGACATCACCGGCGACGTCAATGTGACGGGCGTCTATCGGGTGAACGGCGTACCCATCGGCGGCGCGACCAATCCCGGCGGCTTCGACCAGAGCATCCAGTTCCGCCAGGAGCCTCCGACCGCGGGCGTGTTTCAGGGCGACGGCAACTTGAAATGGGACTACGGCAATCAGGTATTGCGCGTCACTGCCAAGACAGGGGCTCCGCTCGGGCTCAAGGTGATTTCCGGCTATGTGGATGCAGACGGCGGCTATCTCACCACCGACACCGACTACAACGCCATCCAGGCGACCAAGGGCGGCGTGTTCGCCTGCGCTCTCGGAATTACTACTACCGCGGCCGGGGCTGGCGGCTACATCGACATTCCGCCCAATAGCTTGAGTAACACCGCCATATGTCTGCCGCCCGCCACATTCGGCACAGACCACATATTGCTATGGTCGGCGCAGGCGCTCGGCACCAACACCACGATCACGACCTATGCACTCTGCTGCAATGCAGGCATCCGGTCGCAGGCCTCGTTTCTCAGCGCCAACACCGGCGTCGCGGCGTTCCAATCGGATGCTGGCGGCGCAACGCTGGGCATGGGTGTGTATTTGAAAGGTCACGCCAACAGCGGCAATGCCAATGGCTTGAACCTCTCGCCTGCGGGTTACGGCGCGCTCGGATTCCAGGCCGGATCGAGTTACTGGTATTGGGACGCCGCGGGCGCGGGCGCATGGAAGATCATCGACTTCAACGCCGCGGCTCAGGCCAGCCCACCGGGCGGTTTCGATCAGTCCATCCAATATCGCAAGGAGCCGCCTGCGTGGGGATCTTTTCAGGGCGACGGCAACTTGAAATGGGACTACGGCAATCAGGTCATGACGATCATCGCCAAGCCCGCCGCCGGTACGCCGCCGGTGCCCAACCTCGCGCTCAAGATCCAGGCTGGCTATGTCGAGTCGGACATCGGCTACTACACCAGCAATAGCAGTTATCAGGCGGTCAAGGTTTCCTTCGGCGGCGTGAACTGCGCAGGGCTGGGCATCGCCACCAGCGGCGGCAAGGGCGGCTATATCGACCTGCCTCCGCAGGCCACTTATCCGGTGGCGCTGACTAACGCGAGCTTGCCCGACACCGATGTGATTCTGTGGGCGTCGGGCGTCAACAACACCGCGACGCCGAATACCAGCTCCTCGCTCTGCATCAATGCAGGCGTGCGCGCGGCCGCGAGCTTCATCACCACTGAGGGGGGCACGGCTGCGTTCTTCGCGCCGGGCTCCGCAATGCTGGGCAAGTCCGTCTTTCTGGCGGCCAACGGCACCGCCCCGGCCACCGGGGGCGCCGGTTATGGCGGGTTCGCCTACAAGAGCGGCAGCACCTATTGGTATCTGGATACGGCGGTGTGGAAGTCCATCGACTTCACCGCGGTCGCAGGTCTGGCCCCGGGCGGCAGCGATCAGAGCATCCAGTACCGCAACGCCGCGGGCGCGTTCACCGGCGACGCAAATCTGAAGTGGAACTACACCACGCAGGCGATGACGATCATCGCCAAGACTCCGGCTCCGTCGGTCGGCCTCAAGGTGCAGACCGGCTACATCGATTCCGACGGCGGTTACTACACGAGCAACACCGGCTATACGGCCATCCAGGCGCCCGCGGGCGGCCTGTTCTCGATGGGCCTGGGGATCACGTCGTCGGCATCGCAGGGCGGCTACATCGACATACCGGTGCTCGGAGGAGCCAAGAACTTCCCGGTTGCGCTCAACAACGCTTCATTCGTCATCGCCAATAACGGAGACGTGCTTCTGTGGACTGCACCCAGCAACGGGACCACAACTCCCGTAACGGCCTACACGCTGTGTACCAACGCGGGCGTCACCGCGGCGGCGGCGTTCATCTCTCAGGTAAACGGTGCAGCGGCCTTCGTCGCATCCACCGGCGGCGCGGTTCTGGGGCAGGGCGTCTATCTCTTCGGTCGCGCCAACACCACCGGCCTCAGCGATGCACCGAACGGTTATGGCGGCCTCAGCTGGCAGAGCGGAGCTGTTTACTACTATTGGAACGGCACGGGCTGGGCGACCGTGAATTTGTCTGCCACCGGCGGCGTCCCGGGCGGCAACGCGGGCAACGTGCAATACAACACCGGCCCGGGAACCTTCGCGGGCAGCGATAATCTCAGCTGGAACAATTCATCGCGCCTGCTGACTGTCAATGCGGCGGCGGGCACGGCGGCCATTAGCGCGGCGAGCGGCTACATACAGTCCACCGGCGGCTATCTGGTGACCGCCACTAACACGGCCTACAACACGATCCAGACGTCAGGCGGCATCGTCGCGCTGGGAAGGATCTGCGTGCTCCCGGCCCTCACTCCCGATTTGGGGTCGGGCCTGACGGGCGTGACGGGCCTCTTCGTCACGCTGAATGCGACCAACGCTTTTCTGATTGACGCCTACGACACCAGCGGAGGAACCAGTGTCGTCACGGGCTTCATCGGAAGGCGCGCGGCTTACACCGGCACGCCGGGCATCGGAAACTTTCAAAATCTGGCGAGCGGCGTCACGCTGGCGTCATTGGGCGGGCGCGGCTCCACCACCAACGGGTTCACCGGCAGCGCCACCGCTTCGATGACATTCGTTACCAGCGAGGGCTGGACGCTGGCCGCCAACGGCACCGAGATCAGCTTCAATGTGACGCCCAACGGCCAGCTCACGCGCTACGCCAAGATGTGGCTGCATCACGCGGGCCAGCTGGAGATCACCGGCCAGACCACCGACACGGCTGCCAACAACGCGCGGTCCATCGGCGTGCTGCTCAACAACGGCAATTTCCGGGCAGCCGATCCGAACGGCGCGGCCTACATGATGACGCAGGTCACCTCCAGCGCCAACCTTCCGGCGTTCGGCGGCGTGGGCGGCATCGCCTATGCGGGCGGCGCCAATTACTGGCTGTTCAACGGCAGCGTCTGGGTGAGCGTGAGTCTTACCACTTCGGTGAGCAGCATCCTGGGCGGCACCGGCGTCACCGTCAGCGGTACAACTGCAGTCACCATCAACATCGGCCAGGATGTCTCTTCGGGCGCGAGCCCGACCTGGAACAACATCACCGCCAACGGCGTGCTGCAATCCTCATCGACCGGCATCACCTTCCAGAATTCCGGCGGCGTCAACTTCCAGGTCAACCGCGCGGGCGTCGTCTCCTGCCAGGAGTTGGATATCGCTGGCATCAAATGCGTGGGCTCCGACCGGCTCTGGGTGCAGAGCGTGCAGACTTCCGGCCATGTGTTCGGCGGCGATTTCGGCATTCTGGGCTCGTTCGTCGGCGGAAACGCGGATATCGTAATTGCGGGTGTCGGGACCTTGCACTTTGTAGGTGGGTTATTCAAGAATCTGACGTAAGATCAAACCATATGGCGAGAGAACGTTCTATCGAATTTAGCGCGATCCAGAGGATCGGGCTGGAGAACTTACTGGGCGAGCAGAAGGGCAAGCGCGAAGACTTGCGAGTCTGGTATAACATCCGCAACAAAATCAGACTGGGCTCCGAGGAACGCAAGCAGCTGCTGCACCCCGGGCCGAACGGCAACGGGCAGTTCTTCGACGAGACAGCCGCGGCGCGCATGACTCCGCTCAAGGTGCCGCTCAGTGACGACGAGATCCGGCGGCTGATCAAACTGGGCGACAGCGTCGAGCTGGCGACGGGAATGTTGGATTGGTTCGAGCCGCTGCTGCAGGAGTTGGAGCAGAAGCAGCCCGTTGAAGCCAAGCCGAGCTAGTCATCCCTTATCGATGACGATGCCCCGCTTCCGGCGTCCTTCGCGCAGTGTTTCGCGCGGCAGCTCACCCTGGAATTCCTGTTGGTATCGCTGTGCAAACCGGCCCAGATGAACGAAGCCGGATTCACGAGCTATCGAATCGACGGTGTCTTCGGGCAGAGGATTTTCGAGGCGCGCATGGGCCCGGTGGAGCCGCTTCCGCCTGAGCCGCGTTTCCGGCGACTCGTCATACACGCGCCAGCAGGCGTTCCGCAGGGTTCGCGCACTGCAGCCGATGGTCGCGGCGATGTCCACGATGCCGACCGGCAGCTCGATATGCTCCTCGATGTACTCGTCGAACTTGGATGCATATCTCCGGGCCGCGCCGCCATAGCGGTGCGCGAGTAGCGATTGATAGTTGTTGGGCGTGTCCTCGATCAAAGCCTGGATGATGGCCCGCTGAAACGCCTCGCGCAGCTTCCGGTACTTGTCATCGAACAGCGAGCCGTTGCTCTGCAGTTGCTCCAGGAGGAATTCAAGCTCCTGCCCCAGGAGAGTGGGGGCCGTCAAATTCAACATCCCGTCGAGTTCGAGACGGCGGTGGTCGGGGAGCGGCTCCGCGATCAGACGTTCGGCCTTGCGCTGGATCGCGCTGGCGGGTATCTGTATCGAGACGCCATTGCAGTCGCCTTCCCACTGGATGAGTCCCTCACTCTGTTCGGGCACGAGGATGGCCCGGCCCGCGGGCACATAGAACTGACGGCCATCGTAGCTCCGGCCAAATACTCCCTCTTCCATGCGAATGAACGTGTACGACTTATCGTTGTGGATGGTGCAGTTCATACTGCCGGTCCCGTGCAGGATATGGACCGTGAGCAGTTCCAGCCGGATCGTTTCCGCCGTGACGTGGAACTCATGCCGGTTGCGGCCAATAGACTCGACGCGGTTACAATAGACGCCCGTGAAATACCGGCAGGCTTGCTCCAGGTCATCGGTAACAAAGCGCGCGGAGTTCTGTGATCCAGTCATATTACGGTTTTGTCAGTTATCCAGAAACGGCAACTTCAACATGTCGTTTTTGGATAATTAATGGCCTACCGGATGTCCGGTATGAATCCTGGCTAAAGGCTGCCCTGGCTGCGCCGAAATATATGTAACAGTGTTCCGAATTACCCACAACGCAAGTCACAATTCAAACCTCTGATTCCATTAGTCCAAGTGGTTCTGGTACGGGCGTTTCCCTTGTGGAAATGGTTGTGACAGATCCATGTACCATACGTTACAGTCAACTCTATCTAGGCAGATTTTCTCCTGTGATTGTCTCTGCATTTTATAGGATAATTCCCACCATGCAACAGGTGGTCGCAACGACTCTTTCGATACCACTGCGATCACACCTTTATTGCCACCTCCCCCACTACGATCACGGCTGTTTGCTGAGCACTTCTAGCCACGTCTTTTTTGGCAGTCATAGCTCGCCGTTGAAACCGCACGCGATCAGGTCCATTACTTCAGAAAAAAAGTTGGATAGTAAGCAGGTGAGTTATGGCTTCACTAACACCTGCTAATTGGTGAAAAAAGTAGTTCGTAAAACATAACTAAGTTTTTTGCGTTCAGGCACTTAAATGGCTTGACACGCTCGAAGTGTCGGCTTATATTTTTGGTGTTCCGCATTTGTTGAGTGACAGCGAATCCCTGGCGGGTTGCTAACTCACTAACCAAGCAGGTGCGGCGACCGTTCCCACGGCCTGAACGCAGACAGGAGAATTGTGTGAAGAAGACCAAGAAAGCTGTACCAGTCATCGAGGCTACGTTGCCTCAGGCCGAAATCGACGCCGCGCTCGCGAAGATCAACGCTACCGTCACCCGAGTCGCTCTGCGGCGGATCAAGTGGGAGATTCAACAGCAGTACCTCAAGGGCCGCGGCAAGCCCCCCATCGGCACGATCATCACCGATCTGGCCATGAAGCATCTGAAGCCCGCGCCCAACGAGAATGCTGCTGTAAACGAGATCGACAGTATCGACGACGAGACGTTATCCGCCAACGGGAGAGGTTGATGGATTGGCTGGAAGCAGCTACCAGTCTGCTATGCGACCGCTGCAGGGACCAGCTGGGCGACGAGTGGCTTGTCCACCGTTGGCTCTGCTGGCCCTGCTGGTGGATCGAACTGCGTGAGTGGCAGCTGGAGGTAGCACGTCCCGTCCTGAGGAAGAGCTATGCCGTTCGACCGGGAAGTGCGCCACCAGGGGATCGCTGCGACCGAGCTGTCCAGCCTGTACGACGAGAATCCAGACCTGCCGCAGGCCGACCTGCAACGCATCAAACTCAGCGAGCCGGGCGCACTGGAGGGCCCTGTAAGCGCAAGTAGGCAGCGCCAGCGCGACATGGGCGACATCTTCGAGCCCGCCATCCTCAAGATGGCCGCGCGCGATCACCAGCTCAAGCTGATCGTTCCCGAGCCGCGCACGCTGCGCTACCAGGACACCGTGCTGGTCGGCAGCCCCGACGCACTCACCGAAGACGGCGGCGGCGTCGAGTCCAAGTTCGTTTCCGAATTCAGCCCGATCAAGCTCGTGGACGATGACGAGCTGCTCCTGCCCCGGCAGTGGATCATTCAGGTGCAGGCCTACCTGGGCATCACCGGGCGGGCCTACTGGCTGCTGGCGGTCTTCTACCGCGGCACCATGCACTATTTCTGGTTCAAGCCCGACCAGGAGCTGTTCGCGCGTTTCCTCGCCGACGGCCAATATTGGTGGCGGCAGCACATCATCGAGCGCGTGCCGGTGCCGGTCGAGCGGCCTACCGACATCACGCGCCGGTGGCTGAACCTGGAATACCCGTATCACAAGAAGCCCGACATCCGACCGGCTGAGGAGAGCGAGCTGGAGATGCTGACGGAATACCTGTGGCTCCGCGTGAACCAGGAGGAGATGGAGCAGCGCCGCGACAAGCTGGAGTACGACATCCAGTCGGCCATCCAGAATCGCGAGGGCATCGAATGGGCCGACGGCAAGGTCACGTGGCGCTCGACCAAGGGCCGCAAGATCACCGACTGGAAGTCCATGGCCATCGGCCTGAGACAGCAATTCTTGGAGCCAGCCAAGCACGCCGAGCTGGAGGAGTTCTACACCCGGCAGGGCAAGGACTACCGGAAATTCATGCTGACGGCTCCGGCGCTGAAGGAAGCCCGGGCCGCGGCGAAGAAGGAAGAGGAGGACGCAGCGTAATGCCTGAACCAACCGACCTCATCAGAGGCGGATCACAAGTCACGGTGCGCCAGGATCTGGCGCAGGAGAGCACAGTCTCGCATGAGATGGCGGTGGCCGCCGCGGCTGCCGAAGCCAGGGCCGAGATCGAGGCCCGCATCGTCCATGCGCTGCATCATCCGCGGAACATCGATCTCTTCGAGCAGGCCATCATCAAGGACTGCCGCCGGTCGAGCTTTGCCGACATCGCGCTTTTCCGTAAGCCCGTTGGGAAGAAAAAGAACGCCGAAACCGGCAAGATGGAGCAGAGCTTCGCCATCGATTTCTCGATCCGGTTTGTCGAGACTGCCATCCAGCATTACCAGCACGTCCACGTTACCTCGCGGATACCCTACGAGGACGTCGAGAAGGCCAAGCTCACCGTAGGCGTGGTTGATGTGCAGAACAATGTCGGCTACTCGACCGAGAGCGTGGTGGACAAGCTGGTCGAGCGCAGGTTTGTGCCCGAGGGCCGCAAGCATCACGGGCAGCGCCAGAACACCTACGGCGACGACGTCTATCTGCTCGAAGCCACCAAGGACGAGTTTCGCCTGCTAATCGGGGCCGAGCGCAGCAAGCTGATCCGCGACCAGGGCAAGCGGCTTCTGCCGCGCGACATCCTGGACCGCGCACGCGAAGTCATCGATGAGACTCTTGCCGCTACCACTACCCAAGATCCCGATGCCGTCAAGCGCAGGCTGATCGACGGCTTCGCCAAGGTCGGCGTGACGGTGTCGATGCTGCTGGAGTATCTGGGCCAGCCCCTCGATTCACTGACGCCCAAGGATGTGGGCGAACTGCGCACGCTCTGGAACGGTCTGAAGGACGGCGAGTATAGCTGGGCCGACATCATGCGGATGAAGGACGCGCCCGCCGAAGGCGAGGAGAAGCCGGAGCCCCGGCAGAAGGTGCGGGACAGGATTCTCTCCAAGCCGCCGCTATCGGAGCAGGGGCCGCCCAATGCCGGATGAGGTGGAGGTAGAGGCCTGCTGCTCGCACTGCGGCTCGACCAACCTGCGGTATGTCGAGGGCGAGTACGAAACCGGCGTGTATGCGCCTGACGGCTATGCGGAGACGTGGAGCTACAAGGGCCACCGATGTTTGGACTGCGGAACGTTGGAGGAAGAATGATCGAGCAATATCCGCGGAAATTCACAGATGAAGAGAAGCTGGCGATGGGCCGCGAGCTGAGCGAAAAGGGTATCGAGAAGGGACGGCTGGAAGAGCAGAAGAAGGCCGCCACCGCGGTGTTCAGCGGGCAGATCAAAATCCTGGCGCGCGAGTGCGGCGACCTCCAGCAGAAGATTTTCTCGGGCTACGAAATGATCGATGTTGAAGTCGATGTCCTGCCCGACACGCCCGAGCCCGGCAAGAAGCGGCTCGTGCGCCGGGACAACGGCGAGTACCGCGACGAGTGGATGACGCCCGCCGAGCGGCAGCGCAGCCTCTTCGATGGGGCCGAGCCGCCGGAGGCTGAGTGACCAGGATCACCGACCCGGTGACGCGCGAGACGGCGACGTTGTGCGCGAGCGACCGGCCTATCGTTGTGACGTTGTTTCCACAGCACCTGGAAATCTTCGAGAAGCGCACACGCGCACGCTTCGCGGTCGAGTACGACAAGCTGCTGGTCTTCGCACAGCAGACGGGCCTCAGGAGGGTGTATGAGCCCAAAGCAGCAGATCCTTAGCAGCCCGGCGATGAGCGTCAGGGAGTGGATCGATACCTGGAAAAGGAGTGGAAATATGAGCCGAGAAGAATTGCCGGTCCCGGTCAGCTCGCCGCTGGGCGACGTCAAGACCAGAGATCCCGAACTGGCCCGCCAGATCGCCGCGCTCAAGCCGCGGGTGGTCTGCCTGTGCGGATCGACGCGCTTCTGGCGCGCATACCAGGAGGCCAACCGCGACGAGACGCGGGCCGGGCGCATCGTCTTGACGGTCGGCTTCTTCGTTCATGGGCCGGTCGATGAGCCGCTGATGGGGACGCATTGCGAGATTCTCACAGCTGAGGAAAAGGCGCGGCTCGATGTGTTGCACCTGCGCAAGATTGATCTCGCCGACGAAGTTCTGGTGCTGAACGTCGGCGGCTACATCGGCGCATCGACGGCGGCGGAAATCACATACGCGGAATGCCTGGGCAAGCCGGTGCGGTATCTGGAGCCCCTGTAGCCGATGGAAAGCAAGATCATCCGCAGCGAGCGCGAGGTGCAAGACGCGCACGATATGTTCGCGATGAACTGCCTTCACCCCGAGACGCTCGGTAATGCGCTGAACCCCATGCAGTGGCTGCGGGCCGAAGCCTACGCCGACGCCATGTGCTGGCTGCTGGGCCACGAGCACAGCGACGAGTTCGGCGACCTGCTGAAGCTCGTCACCGAAGAGATGGAGCGCGCGGGCGTCGAGATCGTGGAGTTCGAGAAGCCCATGACCATCGAGGAGGCGCGGGCCGAGTTCAGGAAAGAGAAGGAATGAAACAGCCGGAACAACTGGCCTTCGATTACGGCTCGCTGGACAAATCCACGCGCGAGTTTGTTAAAGAACGGGCCGCGCAGATCCATCAAGCGGCGCGAGCGACGGCTGCGGGCATCGTAAGAATCGGACAGTGGCTGACAGAAGTGAAGGAACGCCTGCGGGAGTACAACAAGGGCCGGAGTCGCGAGGATCAAGAGCGGTTGGGATTCCTGACATGGATCAAGGCGGAATTTCAATGGAAGAAATCAAGCGCCGAAAACTTCATGCTGGTTTATCAAAATGTGAAACTCCCAAATTTTGGGAATTTGGAAATCGATGTCTCTGCCCTCTACCTGATCGCCGCCCCCAAGACTCCCGAGCCAGTTCGCGCCGAAGTCATCCACCGCCTGGACATGGGCGAGAAGGTTACGCACTCCGAGGTGAAGAGTGTCGTAGCCGAATACAACAGAACGGGCGACGCCCCCAAGGCCGTTGCCAAATTGTTCGACGCGGTCAGAGTGGCCAAGCAGGCCGAGATCGAGCAGAAGAGAATGCTGCCGTCGCCAGCAGAGGCCCGCAAGGTAGCCATAGAAACCGGCGCTCACACGCTCGACCGCAATGGCGTATATCAACCGCCCATGACAGTTGAGGATCAGGCCCAATGGCGAGCCGACTGGAAGCGCGTGGGCATGCTAGCCGACTTCATACGCTGGGCCGCCTCTACATCCGATTCGCCCGAGACTCTCGCCGACTTAGTCAAGGACCGGCGCTGGAAGGGCGATTTCAAGGCGGCTGACCGGCGCGCAGCCGTCGAGTTACTCAAACTTTTCGATGAACGGTTATGAAAAAAGATAGCAGCATCAAAGATCTACAGACGGAGGCGCGCTCGCGTTTCGAGCGCTTCATCTCTGGCGAACTGGAGGTGAAAGCGGACGTTTCGACCAAGGCCCTGGCCGAGGACTTCTATAACCAGGAGGAACGCCTCCTGCGTCGGATAGCTGCATATTCAATCCTGCGGCTACTGGTCAAATGGGCCGACGACATACTGGGCACTTCGGGTGCGTTGGAAATTTCGCGCAATGGCAAAGCGCAACTGACGCTGCCCCTGAACCTCCAGGGCATCGAGCTGCCAGGGGCGATCAGCTTTATGTCGGGCGCCAACAAAGTCAAGTTCGTCGCGAACTACAAAGCGGTGGGCTGGCAGATGGACTCTCATGCATACTTACTGCGGAAGCACGAAGAAGAAGTCGCCGCTTCGCGCGTGGAATTTGATCGGGTACACCGAGCTGTTAAGCCGCTTCAGGATGCGAATCCCAAGTTGATGCTCGAAGAAGCTTTGCAGCAATTGGCTGATTCAGACAAGGGAGCGGCGTGACCATAAAGTTGGATCACCTGCGCGGCGTCGATCCCGGCTGCGGCGATCAGCCGCCGACCGATGCGGCCATCTGGTTCGCCGAACAGGTCCTGAACGCGACGCCCGAGGTGCGGTGCAACTTGATCGGCGGCATCAGCATCGAGTGGCGCAACCCGAAGACGCGCGAGCTGCTGCACGAGCTGACCATCACCAGCGAAGGAACGGAGTGTCTCGAATGACCGACGTCGAAGCTCTGGAGGCGCAGGCCTCCGCACTGGCCGAACGGGCCGAGCTGCTGGCTGCTGAGATCCAATCGCTCGAAGCCGCCGCGAACCGCTGGCGGGCCAACATGCGCGCGCTGCTGAGCAAGGTCGGCGATCCGCGCGTGTGTCGCGGGCCCAACTGCAAGGCCAACGTCTACATGGTGCGGCACGTCAGCGGCGCCGTCGGCATCTACAACCTGGACGGCACGTCGCACTGGGGAACGTGCGTCGATAGGGAGTTATTCAAGAAGGCCAAGCCATGAACGACAAGGAACTACTCGATTGGGCCGAAGAGCACGTTGACGACGTGCAGATCCTGCGCGACCTCAGCGCCGGGACCAGAGTGATCCTGAACTTCTGTTACGAGAAGACCGGCTGCCCGGGCGAGGTCACCGGCAGGAATCTGCGCGAGGCCATCGCGCTGGCCGCGGAGGAGGACAAGTGAAGCAAGAGGCCGCAACTTCGACGGGGCTCGCGCCTGCAGCCCAGACTGCAGTTCGGATGGACTTTTGGGTGCGCGCAGTCCTCACGGCGGTGGCGGCGCTGGTAGGCGCCCCAGGTGCTCATCATGATCCTGTTCTACACGCGCAGGAAGCCGTCGCATGCGCCGACCGGCTGATGGAAGCATGGATGGACCGCTGGAACGATGAGTGACCTTCCCGATCCTTGGGCTGGAATGGACGGCGTGCTCTCGCGGAGCGAAGTCGCCGCCATGCCGCCTCAGATCGATCCGCGCAGCCCGCATGGCTTTATTGTGGTCGGCCTGCAGTGGCTGCGCCAGCACTTGCGCGGGAAGGCTTCCCCGATCCTTCGCATGCATCTGACTGGCGAATCCGCTGACGGGCGCCGGTTCTGGTTCAGGGACCTGCCGGGAGTGCGGCAGGAATTGGGAATGGAATGACGCGATGGACCCCGAGCAGCAGGAAAACATCGAGCGTGTCAATGAGCGCATCGGCGGCGCGGTGCTGGCGTTCATGCGCCAAACCCGCGGGCGCCAGTTTTTCGCTGATGATCTCCGGCGCTACGTGCGTGTGGCTGTGGGCGAGGTCGCGCCGGGCTCGCCGGATCGAATTCTGCGCATGCTCCGGCAGGCGCGCAGGCTGGACTATCGCGTGGTGTCGCGCAGCTTGTCGCTGTACGAGGCGCTGTGGGTGGATCAGCCGCCCGAGGAAGGCGACGGGTTCGCCCTGACGCCGTGGGAGCCATGAAGGAGAAGGTTATGACCATGGAAGAGTGGGACGCTTTTGACAATCGCCTGCTGGCCTTGATGGCGACGCTACTGCTGCAAGGCCAGATAGAAACATACAACGGCATCGAGATCGGCGGAAAAAGAAAGTTGAAAATCGAGGTGGCTGTGACGTGGGCCGAAGACATCCTGGCGTGCGTATGGCAGCGGGACGCTCAGGAACGCGTAAAGGAAAAGGCAGTCGATTCAGCCGACCGGGGAGAGCCCCAGGGCCCAGATTCTCCCTGGCGGGTTGAGGAGCCCAAGCGCCCGATTTCACCCCAAAACTCTTGAGGCTTAATACGGATCATGTTAATTTCGAGACATGAAGAAACCCATTCAGACGCGGCTGCCGTTTCGGGCCGGGTCGATACACAAACGAGGCGTCGTTTACTGGGCGATCTACCGCGACCTCAGGGGCGACGTACTGCAGCTCAATACCAGGACCGACGATCCCGTCGAGGCGCTGCGCATCTGCGCCCACTACGCGGCCCCGGTGCTCAAGGCCAAGCTCGCCGCCGTGGAGGCTATCGCTGATGGCCAGGAAGCCACCTGGGCGGGCGTCGTCCAAGCAGCCGTTACTGAAGGGGACGATCACCGGCGCGGAGCCAAGCCCCCAGGCCGAGCAGAACGCGCGCGATCTGGTCGAAGCGCTGCTGCGCATTCAACGGCGGCGAAAACGCGAGCAGGAGGAGAAGCGCGCTCATGATGAGTCCGCGACCAACGAAGCGGCCTAAACAGCCCGCCGCCAAATCTGATCTTCAGGTAGTGTTCAAGCGGCCCGACACCAAGCTGCTGGTCTGCGCGCGCTACGCGCGGATCTCGCCGACGCCAGAGAGCGAGGTCGGGGCCAACTACTCCATCAAGTCGCAGGATTACGAAACGCTCGAATGCGCCAAGAAGCGCGGCTACTACACCGATGACAGTCTGATGTTCATCGACGACAACTTCAGCGGCAAGGATCTCAACCGGCCCGCCGTCCAGAGGTTGATCGACATCATTCGCGCGGAACTCATCGACGTGCTGCTGGTCTTCTCGCTCGACCGGCTGATCCGCAAGCTGAGCTTGCAGCTCTTTCTCGAAGATCTGTGCGAGCAGCACAACGTGCGCCTGGAATTCGTCAACGAGGACTACGCCCGTTCGCCCGAGGGAAACCTGATGCGCCACTTCAAGGGCGCGATGAACGAGTACGAGAAGTACAAGATCATCGAGCGCACCACGCGCTGCCGCCGCCAGAAAGCCCGCGAGGGATTCGTCATGACGAACAGTGTGCCCTTCGGGTACAAGTATGTCGGCAAGAAGCAGGGCTCGCGCGGCACCATGGTTGTCATCGATGCGCAGGCCGAGATCATCCGCATGGTGTTCCTGTGGGCCTGCGATCCGCATCTCGGGCCGACCGAGATCGCGCGGAAACTCAACAAGCTCGGCATCCCAAGCCCACGCGCCGGAAAGAAACTGAGCAGGAAGAGCCGCACCAGGGGCGACGTGAACGACGGTCGCTGGGGCCGCACCACTGTGTACCAGATGCTCACCAACACGGCCTACATCGGCGACTTTCATGAGTCCATCGACGGCGAAGAGAAGATCACCAAATGCCCCAGCATCGTCACCGCGGCGGTCTTCCACAAAGTGCAGGCCAACCTGCGGAACAAGGCCCTGCGCGTAGGCCGTCCGTCGAAGCAGTACGAGCTTTCCAAGATGGCCGTCTGCAAGCGCTGCGGCAGCCGCCTGAGCACCAGCCCGGGCAGCGGCGGCCCGACGTATCGTTGCGGCAACATAGACCGCAAGGATTACTGCGTCCGGTTGTGTCCCGCCGGGGGCGTTTCCTCGAAGCTCCTGGACCGGTCGGTCTTTACCGTGGTCTGGTCCGAAGTCACCAACAAAGCTACTCTCAAAGGCTGGGTGCGGGCGTACTATGGATGCCAGGGCAAACCCGCCGCCGGTCCTGACCTGAAGGCCCAGTTGGCGGCCCTCCTGAAGCAGGAGAAGCGCGCAGTGGACGTGGTGTACGACCAGAACAGCTCAGTGCCCTATGCGGAGGCGCAGAAGCGCTTGGCTGCCGTGAAGGCGCAGATCGAGGTGGTGAAGGCCGACATCGCAGCGCAGGCCAACGTGGTGGCTATGCCGGAGGATGCGGCCATCGAGAGTTTCTGCGACGAGATCGTGGAGCCCGGCGAGCCGACTGAGTTCGCCGACCGCGTGGAGATCCTCAAGCGCTTCTGCGAGAAGGTCATCTACGACGACCGCACCCGCGAGTTCGAGATCATCGGGCGGGTAGTTTTACCGGCTGGAAACTGTTATTGCGGTGTTCCCGGCGATAACAGTTCTTTCGTCACTATCCCGTTCAATTTAAAGGGACGTGTTCCCGGCAGATATGCCAGGAAGAGGGCCGCGTGAGATCACCGGCCAATATTGGATGCCAATCGACCCGGGGGCCGCGCGCCCCCGGGTTTTTTGCGTTCGGGAGGAATCGATGATCGAGATCTTCCGCCGTTCGATCACGCAGGAATCGTTCGAGTGGGCCAAGCTCGACGGCGACCTCATCCGCTATCACTGGGAAGGTCCGATGTGCCCGTGGGGCAAGCGGCCCAAACTCGACCTCACGTACACGCTGGCCGACTTCAAGAACAAGTACCCCGATGACATCGATGCGCTGCGCATCGCCATGACAACGCCGGAGGTCGCCCGATGATCTGCAAGACGTGCGGCAACCCCATTCCTGAGGCGAGCCAGCATCCCGATCCGAACATCCACAAGACCGTGACTCCGGCCTGGGCCGAGTGCATGGACTGCGTGAAGAAGAAGTCCAACGCCGCGGTCGAAGCGCGGCAGCTCCAGGCGCTGTCGCAGATCGTTCGCGGCAAGGGCGCGTTGAAGACCGCGGTGATCTCGCGCGTGCGCCATCTCTCGATGTTCGGCTTCGACCTCACGTGGTGCAAAACCGAGGTCAAGGCCAGTCACAAGAAGGGCTACCTCGAATGGGACGAGCTGGACAAAGCTGATGTCTGCACCAACTGCCGCATCCGCGTGAGGCGCGCGGCGCAGGACGCAGTGGCAGCGTGACCCCCAGCATCAAGTATCGGGTGATGTGGTACGCCGTGCGCGTGCCGGATCGCGTACACGGTCGCATGGAGATGCAGCGCGGCTCGGGTGAGTGGACGACGGTCGGCGTGATCGGCTGCGAGCGCGGCCTGTGGGTTTCGCTGGCCGGGCAGTTCATGCACTGCGGCTTCGAGATCGTCAACGTCCCGCCGCCTGCGCCCGAAGGAGCCGCGGCGTGAGTTCCAGATTTGCACTGCGCCCCGAGCGCGTCGAGTATTCCGAAAACGACGTCGAGCGCGTGTGCTTGAAGCTGGCGCGGCGATACGGGTATTACCCGGTGCGCCAACATGTGGGGCGGTTCCGCACGCCGAATGGGAACTGGGTGACGATGGGCACGCCCGGCGATCCCGACTGGCTGCTGGCCGCCCCCGGCTCCGTCTTCATGGAAGCGAAGCGGCCCGGCGAGCAGCCGACCGACGTGCAGCGCAAGCGGCACGCCGAACTGCGTATGGGCTACGGCTTCGACATCGTCATCGTGCAGGCCGGAGAGCAACTCCGCGATTGGCTGGAACGCCTCGAACGCGCGCCTTAAGGACCGTAAAAAACAAATGCGGCCCGCCGGTGCGAGCCGCGAGACTTTTACCCATCGAACACCTTAGTCGCTGCAAACGACTTAGTCAGGTCCGCAAAGGCCAGGGAGATGACCCGGTGTCCACTGCTGCTTATTATCCCACAACCCCTTACATTTGCATCCCTCAAGTATTGGCTTGTGATCATTCCGTCACGCACTCGGTGATAAGAGTTTTCGCCGCTTTAATGACGTTTCGTAACAGGCAGACGGGCCAGTGTAATCCCAAGCGCGAGAAGCTGGCCGAGCGTGCCGGGATTTCGCTCAGCACATTGGATCGGGCGACCGGCCTGCTGCGGTCCCGCGGCATCCTCCGAGTCCAGCAGCATGGCAGCTTGTCCTGTGACTACGTAATCGCCACCGAGGACCAGTGGCAGAAGGCCGAGAACCGGGCAACTCGGCCACGGGCGAGACGAAGCCGAACTGTCACCGATGACAAAGACAAGTTGTCACCGATGACAAAGACAAGTTGTCACCAGCGACAGTTCGAGCTGCCGCTATCTATATATGAACCAACTGTCTTTGAACCATCTGTTTCTGAACCACTCGCCGCCGTGCCGCCTGTTGAAGTTAAGAAGGGGCGAGACGAGGCGCGACCGGCGGCGGCGGCGGCGGCGTGTGATGAGTCGAAAATAGAGCAACACCGAGCGCGAGTGGAACCGGCAGCAGAACCGGTTCGATCTGGTTCATTGAAGGAGAATTTACAAGCCCGGGCTCAGCCGGTGAGCCAGGGGGTGTGCTCAGGGGGCGACGCCGTTCAACGAGTGGCTGACGGTGCAGACTACCGGCCCGGGACCAGACCCGACTCGCCGCCCCCGAACTATATACCGGGCGAGCACGGCGAAGTTCGACAGGTTTCCGAGGCCGAGCAGCTGGCCTTCGAGCTGATGGCGGAACATCCACAGCCGGGCCTGCCGCTCAAGGCCGCCGCGGAGATCGACAAGGTTCTGCGGCGCGACCCGTCAGCTGCCAACGTTATGCGCGAGCATCATCCGGCGTGGTGCGAATACTGGGCGACGCTACCGGTGGAAAAGTACGTTCCGCAGTTGTGGCGATGGATAGCCGAGGGCGAGTGGCGCATCGAGCCGGTGGTGCGCAAGCCCATGAGCAAAGCCGACGCAAAGATGGAGGAGGTGCTGAGGCTATATGCCGATAGATCCTGCAATCGCATACGTGCTAGTTAGAAGATTGTCGGGTTTGAGCTATTTCCCGCAGGACGAAGGAGCCGTCGGGCAGCTGCTCAAGGCCATGATGGAAGCGCCCACGCGCGAGGCCGCTGAAGGCTTTGTCGATAGCTGGACGCTGACGCAGAGAAAACGGGAGTGCCCGAAGCCGGGCGACATCTTCGACTATTTTCATCCACCGGACGACTACAACCTCAGCTCACCGAAGAATACCGGCTGCCCGGTCTGCGGCGGCTCCGGTTGGATCTGGGTGGAGAAGGGCGGCTTTTCCTGCGTGAAGAAATGCGCCTGCATCGCCGCGGCCTGATTATCCAGGATTCGGCAACTCTTTGCCGTTTTTGGATAACATTAGCGATGGAGCCAGTTTTATTTCACACGTTTGACTAATAGGAATGGTTTGAAATTTCGCGCCCGATAGATGTAGTATCAATAGCAAAAAAAGTGGCGGCTAGACCACTAAGGAAATGGAGCTGATCAGAGGATGAAGCAAAACACCGAATCAGAGGCACGCGTGCCATCGGAGTACGAGCGCATGGGCCTGGAGGTCCAGCTGGAGAGCATCAAGCGCGTGATGCGCATGCTGGACGCCATGGCGGCCAGAATACAGGCCGAGCTGCACGAGATCGACGCCGCGCAGAACGCTGCGACCGAGCTGCTGGTCAAGCCCGCCACCGTGCGAGGCCGCCGCGGCAGGCCGCCCAAGCTGTCGAGCGGCTGGCCCGCGGACCCGAAGGCGCGCAGGGCCGAGATGGCCCGGCGCAGGGCGAAGTGGAAGCCGACGGTGAAAATCAAGAAGGCCAAAAAGAACGAGGCCTGGGACGGGATGACGCCGAAGGAGCAGAAAGCCCTCATCTCCAAGATGAACGGCAAGGCGAAGCAGACCAACGGATCGCCGGAGGCCGCAGCATGATATTTCAATCCGCAGCAGAGGCCCGCGAATATCTGGCGGCGAACGGCATCACCAGCGCAGTCGTCATGCCGACGACTCACGCTCACTTCGCGATCACCGGCAGGCGCAAACCGCGGCGTCAAATTTGCTCGATCTGCCAGGAGCCGTTTCCCGAATTCTCCAGCAACGCCGAGCCGGTCAACAATGGCCGCTGCTGCGCCTATTGCGACCTGCACGTCGTCACACCGGCCCGCATACGGCTCGCCGAGCGGTCTGGTTACGCGAATCCCGGCGGCAATCCCAGCACTTTTTCGATTGCCGACCAAATGGACGTCGAAGCTATCCTGCGCGAGCCGAAGAAAGGAGAGAGCGAATGATCAACCTCAGCAACCGGCAGCACCCGATGCTCAAGATCTTCGCGCAGAACGGCACCAACTGGTACATGCCCGTCGTAGATGCGGCGCGCTACGACCAGAGGCCGCTCAGGAGCATGTTGATCCGAGGCTGGGTCGCATACAGGCCGGGCAAGGGCTTCCACGCGACGCGCGCGGGCGTCGAGGCCTGGGAGCAGTTCGGCCACACCAGCATCACGCGCAAGAACGTCTACGCGCCGCTGACGACGTGGCTCGACCCGTCGCTGTATCGAATGCCGACCAGGGCCGAGCTGCAAGAGCCGCAGAAGCGCTCGACCGCGGCGTGAGGTTGTCATGAGCCGGTTCATCGATGATCTGCGCGCCGATAGCAGATTGGAAAGGCCCGAGTCCGTTCCGGTGACATCGCCGCACTGGCTCAAGGCCCGGGAAAGCTTCACCACTGCCTTGATGGGCGATCTGCCAATATTTCTGATCGACAATATAGCCGACTATATTTATGGCGGCGAAGAAATCAAGTGGGATATTGTGCGCGACTTCCCGAACCTCGCCCCACCTTACACGCAGTTTTGGGCCGAGTTCCGCAAGCCGCCTTGGGGTAAATTTCTACCAGTAGCAAGTCCCCGCTCCCGTTTCGGCTTTCTGATAACAGCGCTTGACCCCGCTGCTCTCGTTGGCCACTACGCAGAAACTCAAGCTCCGTCCGCTGAAACCAGATGGATTCTCCAGTGTGAACTCTGCCTAAGTTTCGGCGAGAGCTATCAGATCAGGGGTGTTCGCAGCTGGAAGCCATTGGGGCCAACGCCTCCGATCTATGTTGACATAAGCAAAGAAGGGCGCCCGGTCGGATGGTTTCAGGCGTCCTACGGCGATAAGCCCGTTCCTGGCGAGAGCGCAGCTCTACAGCTGTCGCTCAATCCTGTTCTGCTAACGCTATGCTTCCTGCATTGCAAGAACGTGCGAATTATCGATCACACCGCCGATCCCAAGCTGGCGAAGCGCTATCGCGAACGCCATGGCGGCGTGAGCCCGGCTCCATACAAGACGCTCGTAATCGAACCATTAAAGGGCATCCTGGAGAAGGAGGGCCGGTCGGGCGAGATCGGCCTGCAGAAGGCGCTGCACATCTGCCGCGGACACTTCATGGATTTCCGCGAGGGCCCGGGCTTATTCGGCAAACACCACGGGATCTACTGGCAGCCGATGCACGTCCGCGGCTCGAAGGCAGAAGGCGCCAAGGCAACGCCGCCCGAGATCAAAGTACGCATCTGACATATGGCCCGCTTCCTCGATGATCTTCGCCGCGGCCCGGTGCGCATGCCGTGGTTCATCGCGCCCAGCATGGAAGACGTGTGGGAGCGGTACGCGCAGAAGGTGCTCGACTTCCTGCAGGCCGATATGCCGGTGATCCATATCGCCAACATCGCGGAGTATTTCTTCCAGAGCGATCAGGAGTATTGGGATCTGCGCACCGACATGCCCAACCTCGCGCCGCCGTGGACGCAGTGCTGGTTCGAGCATCCGCTGCCCAACCACGTTTATTCGAAAGAGAAGGGGCTGACGGATATCTCCGACCACTTCGCGGGCGGGCGCATGGGCGTGCTCGTATCCGCCCTCGATCCTCAGGGCCAGATCGTCGCCGACAAGGCCGCACCTGATACATGCAAGTGGATCTTATGGTGCGAGTATTTCATCGACTACCGGATCAGGCGCGATATCGTCGCCGACGGGCCGCATGGCTCGGTCTTTCTCATGGTGGATGAGAACGGCGCGATCATCGAGCGGCCATGGATACAGACCTACACCGGCGGGCTGCACGATGAGATCCTCAAGGCGCACATCACTTATCTCAACCCGACCTTCCTGGCGATCTCGTTCCTGCACTGTAAGAATGTGCGCGTGATCGACAACCAGCCCGACGCGAAGCTGGTGAAGCGCTATCGCGAGCGGCACGGGGGCGCGAGCCCGTCGGGCTACAAGACGCTCGTAATCGAGCCGCTCAAGCAGATTCTCAAGCGTGAGGGCGGCTCCGACAAGGTCGGGCTCGCACGCGCGCTGCATATCTGCCGCGGGCATTTCAGGGACTACAGACAAGGTGCAGGCCTGTTCGGGAAATACAACACGTTGGTCTGGTCGCCCATGACCGTGCGCGGCAACCGCGGCAAGAAGATCGTGAAGGAACGCGATGTGGAGGTCAAGATTTGAGAAGGAGGGAAGCATGAGAGACGATCTGGCCCCGGCGGGCGGTTCGTTTGGAAAGAGCGATTGTGATCGCGCCGTACAGGTTCTGGCAAATGAGCGGAGCCGCATCAATACCGACTGCTATCGACAGGCCGGAATGCAACGCAGTCACCGCGCAGTGGATAGTTTTCTGCGCCGTCTGGCGACCCACCCAGAGCGTCTTCGGAGGGGCAATTACCATGGCCTCGATCTGAAGTCGGAGATCGAACACCTCTTCGACCACATTCGACTGTACAACCGCAACGGGCGGCCTTATGCGGCGATTTTTCATCCCTACTCGCGCCTGGACCGCGACACCCTGAAGACGCTTTTGGATTGGGCGCTGGACGCCGGGCTCGATGTATGCGTGGACGCCGACAGCGAGTATTACCCCGGCGTTACCCTACGGCTGGCGCTATACCGCGAGGGGGAAAAATTCCCCATCACGAATTTGACATGAGAGGGCGGCGGCGCAGCGTGCTCGACAACTACGTGCTCGCGCCTGACGGCAGAACGCCGGTGATCGAGCGCGACACGCTCAAGTGGGCCGCGTGGTTCGAGTCCGCGGATCGCATTGTGCGCCAGGACAAGATCGGCGACTACGTCGTCTCGACCGTGTTCTTGGGGATCGACCACAATTGGATGCGGCGCGGCGGGCCAGTGCTTTGGGAAACGATGGTCTTCGGCGGCTGGCGCTGGCGCGACGATCTCCAGCAGCGGCGCTACGACAGCTACGACAAAGCCGTCGAGGGCCACATGAGAATTCTGGAGCTGGTGAAAATGGCGGCGACGTCATGAACTGCACGTGGTGTAAAGAGCCGGTCGGTGCGCTAGAACAGCATCCCCACTTCCAGCAGCCGATGCATGGCGAGTGCGGATTCCGCAGCATCGCCGGATCGGTCGCGCACATCGAGCACCGGTGCGGCTGCTACGTGCAAGGTTCGGATGAGAATGATCCGCCGCAGATGACCAAGCGGCAGGCCGCGCGCGCGGCGGCGATTGCGTGGACGAATTGGACGCATCGGCAATGAGTTTCGATGAGCTTCACCGCAAGGTGAGGAAGGGGCCCGGCTACCATCGTCGTAAAAGAGAGAACCGTAGGTATGGAGAGCGCCGGGCCCCCTGAGATGACCAAACGCGAGCTGATCGAGAAGGAGATCGAGTTCCTGCGCGAGCAGATCAAATTTCTGCGGCGCACCTCGACGGCCATCGACCGGCAGATCGACTGGTGCGAGACGCGCATCGACGATCTGCGGAAAGAGCAGGACAAGGAATGACCGACAGGGTGCTGGAGGGCCTCTGCTATCAAGCCGCCAACATGGCCAAAGTCGATCTGCGAATGAAGCGCTGGCGCAGCATCCTGCTGGCGACGTATCACGAGGGCGAAACCCTGTACCGCATGCGCAAATTCGAGCGCGAAATCGAGGAACGCCTGGGCGAGGATTGGCTGGAGCACGGCGGATCGAAGGATCTTGGCTTCGGCATGCTCCAGTATGCATGTACGCTGTCGCCGCCTGACGCCATCGTGATCGTCTCAGTAGTCAATAAATTCAGGCCGACCAAAGCGCTGGAAACGTTGCCGCCCGAGGAGATCGAATACCATCTCAACCGACATCCCGATGGCCATAAGCACCATCACGAGATGCTTAAACAGGGCCTGCTGACGATGTGCGACGCGCTCGCCTGCATCGCGCAGACGCCCGAGCGCGTGTGCATGTACTCCCAGGACATCATGGGGCGCGGTGTGTTCACCGGCAAACCCGACGTACATTTCAGCGACGCCTCCCACTTCGACGGCAGGCTGAAAATGTACCGGCGAGACGGCAAGACGGACGTCGATGATTTTATTCGGAGGCGCACGCAATGAAAGAGCCAACAGAAGACGAAATCCGCGAGGTGTTCCAACGCCTGCGCGATAAGGCGCGCGGCGACATCATCCCGAAGATGACGAATTCGGCGATGGTGTTCTGCCCCATCTTCAGCGACAAGGACAAGGACATCTGGATGGCGCTGCAATTGGGGCTGGCGCTACTGCTCGACAAACCCCTGGTGGTGCTCGGGACGGACAACGCGGAGCTGCCCGCGCGGCTGCGGCAGGTCGCCGACGTGGTGATCGAGGCCAGCTCGATGCAAGAGCCGGGGCTGGCGGATAAGGTGGCGAAGGCCACGGCTGAGATGCTGCGCAAAAAGGGGACCGTGCAATGAACTGGGAACAACTGATGGACGCCGCCATGATCGACCTGCAGGCCGCGCACGGGCAGGACAAGCTTGCTACGCTCGGCCACCTGCGCGACGCCGCGGCCAATCTGACGAGAGCCATCGAGGCGCTGGAGGAAGAAGTGGATTCATGAGGCCGATGGATAATGCCGACCGCGAGTTCTTCGACTCCCAGTTCAAGGCCATCGCGCTGCGCATGGAAGAGATCGGCTTGATACGCGGCAACAATTGGGGCGTGACCACGGAGAAAGGGCGGTACTACCATTTCCGATGCGACCGTTCCTACGCCAAGCGCGGCTCGGTCGCGGAGGCCGAAGAGAAGCATGCCGCTGTTGAATGATCACGATATCGTCAACCTGCGCGCCGATCAGGCCCGCGACGCAACTGAGCGCAAGCGCTGCCCGCATTGCGAAGCGCACGTCTGGAAGAACTACTGCCGCCAGTGCGACGAGTTTTTTACCGACGGCCACTATGCGACCTGCGCCGAGGCGACGCAGCATCAGGTCAAGAACCACAGGAGGTATTGAGTGACAGGGCCCGCAAAGCCGCCGCACCTCACTCCGCGTGAGCTGGATATTCTCAAGCTGCTGGCCGCAGGAAGAAACGCCCGGCAGATCGCAGGCCGTCTGCGCACAACTTCTCAGAGCGTGAGGAACCACTGGTATCACCTGTACGAAAAATTCGATGCGCATGACCTGAAAGATTTGTTGCGGGCGGCGACAGACCTGGGAGTGATCGACAAGGAAATGATCGTGAACCGCATACCCGAACGGATTAAGAACATGGAGCTATACGCCTGGATCGGCCAGGACGATCAGCCCGACCGCACTCAACGCACCGGCGAATGGGGCATCAAGCAAGGCCTCTGCCCGGCGGGCTACATTCCCATCGTGGCGGTCAAGCGCGGCAAGGTCGAGCCCTTCGCGGAGCGCTTCGAGGCGCAAGCCAGCGCCATGGGCAAGAAGATCCGGCTTGTGCGCTTCGCCTATGCTGAGGTGATCTACGAGACGGAGGCCGGAGAGTGACCGCCGCGGAACTCTTCCAGCAGCTCGTCCCGCGGATCGGCCCGGCGATTGAAACGAACCTGAAGCGGCGCGACCTGTGCGTGTTCGGCGTGCGCGTCGCCATGGAAGTCGCGCGATATTTTGGCATCGAGGTTCAACCCGTCGCCTGCCAAGTGGCGATCTACAACCGCGCGTTCGCGATGCATATCGACGAGGGCGACTACGACCTCCGCAAGTGGATCAGCGTTGACGGCTCCTATAGCATCGGGATCGGATTCGGTCATCCTCCGGTCGGATCAACCGTCGGCAGGTGGAACGGCCATCTGATCGCGGTCGCCGACCGCGTGTTCGCGGACTTCTCCATCTGGCAGGCCGAGCGGCCACAACATGGCATCATCATCGGGCCGGGATTGATGGGTCCGTATAGCGGGGCAAAACAGTGGACTGCACGCAATATGGCTGGCGTTCGCATCGAATACTCGCGCATGGAGGATGAGGCGTATCGGAGAAGCCCCGATTGGCGCAGCCTGAACCGGCGTATGAAAATCGCAGGGGCGCTGATTCGGGAGTTGAAGACATGCAAAGAGATCGTTCATCACGTTCAGTGGTCGATCCCCGAGCTATGACCATGCCGCCACGTATCGCTGCGCTGCCGCGGTTCCGCGGCCTGCCGGTCCCGTGGAACGTGGTGATCGGTCGCAACGGCGACCCGCTGTTCACGGTCAATGACGATGAGAAACGGCGGCGGGCCATCCGGCAGCAGCTCTGCCCGATGTGCGGCGAGCGCCTGGGCAAGTGGAAGTGGTTCGCCGGTGGACCGCTCTCGGCCTACCACCAGCACGGCGCGTATTACGATCTGCCCGGGCACCACGAGTGCATCCAGTTCGCACTGCAGATCTGCCCGTACCTCGTTGCGCGCCACTACAAGCGCGAGATCCATGTGGACCCGCAGAACGTGCCGCCCGAATACTCGATGCTCTACGATCCGACCCACATCCCCGACCGGCCCGACATCTTCGTCGCCGTCGCCAGCGCCGTCATGCTCGAAGAGCCGGGCAACGTGGCGCTGATGTCTGCGGTGCGGCCCGAGCGGCCTTACCTCGCTCAGGAATTCTGGCGGCGAGGTGAGAAACTATCGGAAGAGCAGGCGCTGCCCTGGTTGCGCGCCGCTCTGGGTGAGGAGTGGCGGCTGCCAAAGCTGGCCGGATGAAGTACTGGGTGACATGCTGCGCGTTCACCGTGCAGGTGGATGTGGACGATGCGGGCGTGATCGTCTTCGCGGCCCCGATGGTGCGCCGGTTCCTGGGCCAGCCGCTCGACAGTCTGGTGCAGTGGGCGCGGAGGATTGGCGCATGCAAGGTCCATCGGCTAAATTGATCACCGGCCAGCGCGTGAGAGTTTACCCGCACGGCTCGCCGGAGCAGGCGGCGCCCGGCGCTGTGTTGATCATCTCCGCAAACCAGCGCTCGATTGCCGTGGCGTTCGACGACAAGCCGCCCTTTGTGATCGACAGGTCGGGCGGCATGACGCTGCTGCGCGACGAGGGCAAGCTGGTCATGCTGGCCATGCGCGAGGAGATCGGCGGCAGACCGTGGGGGCCGTGGGTCGAGCACCGCGGCGGCGGCCACTTCGAGATCGAGGCGCTGTGACTCTCGCCGAGGCCCTGCTGGAATTCGAGGAACTGCGCACCACGCCCGAGGGGCACGCGGTCCCGTTTTGTTGCGGCCTGCCGGTGGTGCAGAACTCGCAGGACGGCGTCCAGCGCATCCTCTGCACGCGCTGCGGGCGCACGGTGCGGGAATTGGCCCGCCAGTGGTGTATCGAACAGTGGGGCTCGAAAGGCATCACCCGTCGGCCCCGATCAACGATAGACTGACAGCTGCCAGGGCCTTCCGGCCCGCGGCTTCATTTACAGCTCCATTAATTCGGGGCCCGCAATGGGCCCCTCTTTTTTTGCATTTCACCCCAAGCCCCTTGCTCCAGATACATGCATCTGGCATACTTAAGTCATGAACACGTTAGAACAACTGATCGACGCGGCAATCGCGAAGGCCCTGGAGATCCGCACCGTTACCCGGGAAGACGGCAGCACGTTTCAGGCTTGCTGGAAGAGAGGCAGCGCCGACAACGGCGTCGTCCAGGCTTATGTGGTTCCGGTGACCGCACGCACGATGCCCAAGCGGGAACACTTCCGCGCGACCTTCTACCTCATGCAGAACGGGCAGTGGAAGCGCACCAACCGGGCCGCCGCGGAGGCGGCCCTCAAAGGGTAAAGGAAAGAACGAACATGACGACACGAGAATTATTCCATCTGGCCTGGGGCGCTGCGCGCCGGGCCGCCCGCGACGAAACCGACGGGCGCTCGCCGATGTCGGCGGCCCTGGACGCCACCGCGGCGCATCACACGCCCATGCGGTTCCGCGTCGCATGCGTCGCCGAGCAGCTGACCAACATGAGCCAGGGCCACCGGCTCCGGCGGCATCCGCGGCTGACGCGGCGCCACATGCGGCTGACACAGGGGTGAGCATTTCACCCCTTCCCCCTTGCGTGAGATGCATGCATCTGGCAAACTAAGAACATGGAAACGACAATGAAGCCCGCCGAGATCCGAACCATCAAGGCAAAGTTTGACTCACAGTGCCCGCAATGCAAGACGGCCCTGAAGACCGGGACCGAGATCGGCGTCACGCATGACAAGGTATGGCGCTGCCTGCACTGCACCCGGATGTTCGCCGAACTGGGGCCGGATAAGGACTCCAGGGGCCGCCGGGTTTACTACCTCACTGAGGCCGACGCCCTGAAGGATCACGCCCGCCGGGCCGAGATCGTCGCCCGCTACCGCGTGCAAAGGAGGATAAGTAAGTGAAGACTCCCAAGTGCTGGCAAGATCCCTGGAGCGAGGCGCGCGTGCGCCTCGCCAAGTGGTACGCAGCGAAGGTCGAGATCAGCGCCAACGGTATGAACGGCGGCTGGCTCTACGACCGCAACGGCAAGGTCGCCGCGCAGGGCTGGCTCGGCCTCTACTACAAGCGCCGCATCACCATCCTGGCTCTGATCTACGGGCAGGAGGAGGTGCTGGCCGCGGAGCAGGAACGCCGCGAGGCCCGGCGCGTTTCACCCATTGCTCGTTGACTCCAGATGCATGCATCAGATAAGATTAGAGACATGATGAACAAAGCAGTCACTCAGCACACGCGGAAGTTCGAGGCCGGTATGAAGATTGAATACTGGAACCGCAACACTGAGGCCTTCGAGGTCGCGACCGTGGTCACCGGCGGCTCTCTGGTCACGCTCGAATATCCCACCGGCAGCCGCCACATCCACAGCGCCTCGACCGTGCGCCAGATGCTGAAGAGCGTAGCTACCCGGCGGGCCTGGATGACGCCCGCGGAGGTGCGCTAATGCTCTCCGTCCGCAACTACGGCAGCCGCCGCCTCACGGCCTTCCACTCCCAGCGCAGCTACGCGCGGCGCACCGCAGCCAGCTGGGGCATCGCCCGCTGGGACTCGTCGCTCGTGCGGCCCGAAGATCCGATCTCGCCGGTGCGCGGCTGGGTCGAGGCCCCCGAGTATGGACGCTTCAAGACCAAGACCGAGGCCCTGGCGGCGCTCGCAAAGATTTCACCTGAAACCAATTGACTCAGATGCATGCATCCGGTAGGATAGTGAGTATGAAGAAGCTGATCAAATCCGAGCGCAAAGACATGCTGGACCGGGAGTACACGCAGTACGCCCGCGGCGAGGCTGCCGCCTGGGGCCACGCGGTCGAGTTTCACGTTCGCGACAACAACCCGGCTGAGGCCGGTCGCTGCGCACGGCTGGCCGCCCGCTGGGCCCTGAAGCTGATGGGAAGGGTGAGCTAACATGACCGCCCGCCAGCGCATCAAGTTCCGCCTGATGGTGGTCGCGCGCAAGAACGGCCCGACGACTTGGGAGGCCTTCAAGGCCTCGGCCCTCGGCGTCATGGGCTGCATTGACGACCCCGACCTCGTGGCCGAGCTGGACCGCATCGACCTGCTGCCCTATGGCCGCAGCATCGGGCGCCTGCTGCGCGAGGTCTGGAACGAGCTGGAGCGCGAGCGGTCGGAGGACGAGATGATCAAGCAGTATTTTGCGAGGCGCGAGCGCGTTTCACCCCATACCCGTTGACGGCAGATGCATGCATCCGGCACAATAGGAAGTATGAAGACGACGAAACGCCAGTGCAACGGAGCTTGCGGATGCCAGACCCGGCACACTGCGACCGTGGACGCCGAAGGGCGCCCGGTATGGGAATGCGGCTGCTGCGGGCGGGCGACCAAGCGGATCATCCGGCGTCGTCAGAACGATGAACTGGACCGGCTCTTCGAGGAGCTGGCCGAGAAAGGCAACTAACCATGGCACTCATTACCCCCTCGATCCACCTGAACGGCACCGCCGCCAGTGACCTGCTGGACGGCTACATCAAATCGATGAACGCCGTGCGCGAGGCGATCAGCGTACTCGCCGAGAACGGCCCCAACGCGCGGGACTACTACCCGCAGGGCCCCGGCGCTTTCATCCAGGCGACCAACCAGCACGCCGAGCGGCTGGAGCATCTCGCGACCGTGCTCGACGGCCTGAAGAGGCTGGCTGACGCCGTGGCGGCCCACGTATGAGGCGGCCCCGGCCCGAGCGCGACATCACCGACCAGCACCTGCGCCGCGGCGCGCGGGCGCTCGGCTACCGCGGCAAGAATCTGCCGCTCGCCGTCGCCGACGTCCTGGTGCATCCCAACCGGCCCGGCGAGAGCACGCTGCTGCAACTCGAAGGCGAGCGCCGCAACGACGCCGCCGACCGGCTGCGCGATTGGGCCTGGAAGAATTCACCCCAAGCCTCTTGACGCAGATGCATGCATCAGGCAGAATAGGAAATATGAACAACACAGCAGTAATCGAAACCAAGCCGGTCTACCGAATCCGCGTGATCATCGCCCGGCAGTACGGCCCCGAGTTCGAGCGCAACGCCTGGGTCGCGAAGAACGACGGCGCGGGCACCTGGGACGGCGTCTGGTACACCGAGAACGAAGTCTCGCAGGTCAAGTACTGGAAGACGCGCGCGGGCGCCGAACGCTGGATCGCCGCGCGGCCCGGCGTCGCCGACATGCGCGCCACCGTCGAGCCGGTGCGGCCCGAGGACGTCAACTCCTATACCTCGCTCGTGCGCGGCGTGGAGGTGCGCTAATGGCCCTCGGCAGCAACCGCGACTACAAGACGCGCGAGCGCTACGCGCGGAATGCCCTGGCGTGGCATGCGGCCCGCATGGCCGAACTGGAGGCCGCGGGCCTGCCGCGGCTGGAGGCCTCGGCAAAGGCCTACGACGAGCTGATCGAGCGCAAGCGCGAGCGCGAAGCCAGGAAGCGGGGCCCGCGATAACGAGTTTGAGGTAAACCAATGAGCAACGACAACGCAATTACCACTGTGAGCGAATTCGACCGGCTGGTCGGGGCGCTCGAAGGGCTGCCCGACGTAGTCAAGTCGAAGCCGTCCACCATCCGCGCCATGATGCCCCTGATCGGCATCGCGCGCAGCTACATCGTGCAGACCTACCGGCAGACGGACAAGGGCGACACGATCTTTCTCGAAACCATCGGGGCCGAGGGCGCGATCCGCATCGCGATCCCGCCCCAGGTGGCCGAAGCTATCGCCCGGCAACGGGAATCGCTGACCTCCAAAAACCGCAGCAAGTCGGCCAAGCGTTCCGCCGCCGACCGCATGGCCCGCGGCGAGAAGCCCGCGTTCCTGGTGAAAAAGAGGGCAGGCTGAACTGCGCCCGGGCCGCCGCGGCGGCCCATTTCACCCCAAACTACTTGACAAGATGCATGCATCCGAGGCAAACTAGAGACATGAACTTCTTCCCCATCGTCGGTCGCACCAAGAGCGGCGCGACGCTTTACTACACGGGCCGCGCTGGCGCGGGCTTCGTTTCGCCGAACGCCGCGGAGGCCTTCGGCTACCAGACCATCGAGGGCGCCCGGCGCCGCGCCACGATGCTCAACACCTTCGAGCCGTTCCACGGCGTATGGTTCATCGCCCCGACCGGCGACATCGCCGACCAAGTGCGGGCCGCGAAAGGAGGCCGCTAATGGCGACGAACGTCTGGAAGGAAAGGGCCGATGAGGTCCTGGCCAACGAGGAGGCGCGGATTACCGCCGCGGTCCTCTACTACCTAGTGGCGTCGCACCTCGCCAATTGCGACCACAAGCGGAAATGCCCCGAGGACGCCTTGATGGAAGAGGCGCGACGAGTGGTAAAGCAGTACATCGCGGCGCAGGAGGGCAAGTAGATGGACCTGGATCTAAAGCTCGCAACGCTCGCCCTGAAAAATACGCACAAGCCGCACCGGCTCGCCAAAGACCTCAACGGCGACTTCTGGGAATTCATCAGCTACCCGTATATCCTCGGCGACCACGTCGCCATCAAGATTCGCGTGCCCGGCGACCCGACCTCGATGATCACTGCCGACGCGCTGGCCATGGACCCCGAGGGCCGCGACTGCCTGTGCGCCGAGGCTGGCCGCGACTTCTATCTGAAGCCCGACTACTATCGTGAGCGGCATGCCCGGCTGGACAGTTGCCCGGCGCGCTTAGACGCCTGAACGGTTTCACCCCAAGCCAGTTGACCAGATGCATGCATGTGCGGCATACTAAGGACATGAACAACGCACTTCTCAACATCCAGAAGCTGGCCGCGTCGGGCTACAGCCGGAACACCATGAACCCCACGCGCCGGGCTTCCGCCTCGATCCGCATGATCGCCACGCTGAACCATCAGGAGGTCCACGATACCGAGATCGCCAACGCGCTGTGCGACATCCACCACGCAATCGGCATCCGGCTCCAGACCATCGAGCGGCGGGCCGCGGAACTGCTCGCCGCCGAGCGGCAGGCCGAGAATTGCCCGCGCTGCGGCAGCGCCGCCTACGGCCAGGAGGCCGACGGGCGCATGACCTGCATGCATTGCCAGCTGGGCGTCGATCCCTGGCAGGACCGCACCTACAGCGCCGGTTACGACTACGCCTGCGGCTACTACGACTAAGGAAACGACCATGGACATCAGCAAATTCATCAACACCAAGACCATCGAGGCCCTGCTGGACAACCGGCAGGACCTCCTCAACGGCCTGCTGGAGGCCTCCGAGCTGCTCCTCGGCGTCAAGTGCCCCGCGGGCCTGCACGGCGAGGACGTGATCTCCTCCGGCAACGAGGACGAGCTGTACTGCGAGGCTTGCGACGAGGTCTACCATGCCTGCGCCGCGGCCTGCGACAAGCTCCATGAGCTGGGCTACTACGAGGCCTATGCCGACTAAGCGTATCGCCTTCACCGCCGCTGAGCTGGCGCTCATCAACGACATGTGCGCTATCGCGGCGGCAGCCCCTTGGGGCGAGGGCGACTACGCCGACTGGACCGAGGACTGCACCGAGGTCTACAACGGCCTGCGTGACAAGGTCTGGGACCTGCTCAAACGCAAGGGCGCCCCCAGCGCCTCTGCCGAGGACATCGGGCCCGGCGGGCGCGTGCGCATTTCACCCCAACGTACTTGACCAGATGCATGCATCGCGAGAGAATGGACTCATGAACAACACAGCAGTCACCCAAGCAAAGAGCGCGATCAGCGCATTGAAGCAGCGGCTCGTCCAGATCGAAGACGACGGTAGGACTTTCAACGCCTACGATCACGTTCTGGTCTGCCACGGCTGCGGCGAGTTCCACGCCGTGCGCTCGTCCTTCCTCTCCACGCCGATGTCGATCCGCTTCGACTTCGCCGACGGCTCGATGCTGACCATCGGGGGCCACGGCTGCCCGGCCTGCATGAAGAATCCCGCCAAGCCGATCAGGGACGCCTGGGAGAACGGCGTGCGGCCCAGCACCTTCAACCGCGCCGCGGACGCCGTCGGCGCAATCCGCGAGCCCGAGCCGGAGGCGGCATGACGACGCACACATGGTATGAGGCCGTGCGGGTTTGTGGCCGGGACGAAAACGGCAAGATGCTGGAGTGGTACGAGGGCGAGCGGCGGGCCAGCGAACGCGAGGCCCGCGCCGACGCCGTGCGGCTGTCGAAGGAATTCCGCGGCAGCGCCTATCAGGTGATCCGGCGGGTCATCACCGAGATGGGGCCGGAAGTGGTCAAGCCGCCGAAGGTTTCACCCCAAACCCGTTGACCAGATGCATGCAACTTGTCATACTTAGGACATGGAAAACGTAATCATGAGCGACGCGAAGAGCAGCTGGTTCAACCGCTACGGTTCGCCGGTCACCCGCGGGATCTTCGACGCCAACGAGGCCAAGGGCACCGCCAAGCACACCTACCAGGATGTCTGCTCGCGCTGCGGCGGCGCTGGCGCGTCGGACAAGTGGATGTTCACGGGCCGCGTCTGCTTCGACTGCCGCGGCAACGGTAAGGGCCCGATCCGCACCGAGCCGGTCTACACCGCCGAGAAGCTGGCCGCCCTGAACGCCGCCCAGGCCAAGCGCAACGCCGTCCAGGCCGCCAAGCTGGCCGCCGCTCAGGCCGCTGAGGCCGCCGCCGCCGAAGCCGTGAAGGCCGACTCACTGGCCGCCTACGGCGACGTGGTCGAGGGCATGCGCAAGCACGAGGCCGCCGACACGTTCCTGGCCGACCTGCTCCGCAAGTTCGAGCAGGCGGGCAAGCTCAGCGAGAAGCAGGTCGAGGCCGCCCGCAACACCATCGCCCGCCTGGAAGCCCGGGCCGCCGAGCGCGCCGCCAGCCAGTTCGTCGCCGAGGTCGGCAAGCGCATCGAGGTGATCGTGACCGTCGAGCGGATCATCCCGATCCCCTGCGGCTGCTCGGGCACGCGCCACTACTGCTTCGGCCCGCGCAGCATCTACCTGCTCCGCGACGACAACGGCAACCGGCTGGTCTACAAGGGCGGCAGCCACATCGCCAGCGCTGGCGTCACGGTCCTGGTGAAGGCGACGGTGGACGGCCACGAGAGCTACAAGGACGAGAACCAGACGATCATCGCCCGCCCCAAGGTGCTGGCGTACCGCGAGGACGACGGCAAGCTGTACGTCTGGGACAGCGAGATCGGCGGCGCGAAGGAATACGCGCCCGCGCCCGCCAAGACGGCCCGCAAGCCGAAGACGCCGGAGGCCTAGAGGGCCTCCCCATGGGGTGAAATGTGTGGCGGGTGAAACGCCCGCCTCCTTTTACCATGTATCTAGGGAGACAATTCGCAATGAAGAAGAGGCCGAAGAATACGGTGACGAAGAAGACGACTCGCATGGACGAGTGCTGGGTAAGCGCCCACCGGAAAATGCACCGTAAGATCCGCGACACGATGCGGATTCACCTGCTGGCCGCGCCGGGCCACATGGGCGGAATGCGGGGCCGGGTGTTCGATCTGATGCGGGAAGGCCAGACCGTTGCAGAGTTCCGCGACGCCGCCCGCCGCCGGTTCGGGGTGGATGTCCACGGCACCGGCTGGTCGCCGTCCAAGGTGCTGCTCGCGTCCATGAAGCAGAACCGCATGGAGCTGAAATAGGAGGGGTGAAACGCCTCTTGCACTGAGTTACATGTATCTGTGACACTGAAGGTATGGGAGAATCTATGACCAAACAAGACGAAGGCGCGGTGAAGCTGCGCCCGTACAACGAAAACTGGGACCTGGGCACCATCCCCGAGGATGCGCTCAAGAGCGAGTGGGCCCGCCGCAATGCGAAGAAGCGCAAGTCGTACACCGGCGGGATCTACTGGGCCAAGCATAAACCCAAATGGCCGGGCTGCCGCTGCCACAAGTGCATGGACCGGCGCGCGAAAGAGAACGCTGCGAAGGAGGAGGCCGCATGAAGCGAGGCCCACGGGCAATTGATCTGCGCGCCGTGACCGACGGGGTAGTATCCCAGCAGCCGCTGCGGTTCTACGTCATCGAGGAGTCCGAGGCGGGCGTGGCCATCGACAATGCGGCGCCCAACCCGATGTTTCGCTGCCGCGTGACGCTGTGCAAGCTGCCCAACGGGCGGCTGGCCAACAGCGCCGGGCAGGAGTTCATCGCCACCGACGTCAAGAGAACGCAGGGGTGAAATCTCTTGACTTCATGCATGCAAGTGATGAGATGCTTGAATCATAAAGGAAACGAAAATACAAAATGACCAAATTCACTGAAGTGATTCAAGGCATCTCTCACGCGCTGCACATCACCAAGCCGCTGCTGTTCGAGCTGGTGCTGTTCATCTGGGCCGGGATCGAGATGTTCAAGTTCATCTACGCTATCGCGTTCGGCGAGGCCTCGTAGTGACCGAGATTACCCGCATGCTTCGCTTCGGGCTGAAGTGGAGCGTCAAGCTCGCCTGCGGGCACTCCTTCGAGTGCCCCTGCGTGACCATCGACCGGCAGCAGCTGTTCTTAGGCAAACGGATCAGCTGCACCGCCTGCGTCGAGGAGAAGAAAACGCGCCGCGTGGGCGGCGCTAAACCGCAACCGATCAACCAATAGGAGAACCAACGTGGACAAGTGGAAAGAGAACGTGGCGAAGCTGCAGACCTCGGTCGAGGCCGCGCTCAACGCCCAGACGCCGCAGGGCTCCATCGATATGCTGCGCGACGCCGCGGTGTACCTGGAGCTGGCCTGCGACAACCTCATCGAACTGGGGGCCAAGTGAAAAGCAAGCTGCCGCCCAAGGCCGTCAAGGCCTACATGGCGGATACCGAGCAGACCGAGCAGGAAGTGCGCGAGTACATCATCAGCCAGCTGGGCTACTACAACGGCATCGCCGACAAACACAACACATCGCCGGAGCAATGGCTCGGCTTCAAGCTCAGCTGCACGTCGCAGGCAGCCGCAACCGCAATCCGATGGGCGAAGGGGCCAGCTGAACCGAAGATCCGCGTGCGCGTGGAGCAACCCGCCACGTCGGACGGCGACGTCAAGGCCGTCCAGTTCTTGAAGCTGGCGAACAAGGTCGGCGCGCGAGTTCTGGCAAGAGAGGCCGCCCAGAACCCGCCTAAGGGGGCCAAGTGAAAGTCTTCGCCGCACTCATTCAGCTGATCATCGCCGGGGCCTTTCTCATCTGGCTGTTCAGCGGCGGCCCCGAGCAGAAGGTCGCCACCGACTTCGAGCAGCAATACCGCATATCGAAGCAGTCGGGCGATCAGATGTCCGTATGCGTCCAGGCGCAACTGGTGGCGCAGGGATATCTGCAGGCCAAAGAGCAGGAGAAGTATTTGCAGTGGAAGAAAGTCGAGCGGCTGGAGTGCCGGGCCGCCGGATTGGACAAGTAACTAGGGAAATCAAAACATGACTGACAATACCAACGTTTCGCCTGAGACTCCCCAGTCTCCGGTCACCTCAGACACTGTCGCAGAGTATCGAGCCGCGCAGCGCGCCGCGAGCGCCGAAAGCCCGATGATCTGCTTCTGGCTTCAATTCATCGGATTCATGGCCATCATATTCGGGATACTGTTTTGCGTTTTAGGATTCGTAGCCCTTGGAGAACGAGACGCCACGGGACTGCAAGTCTTAATCGGTGGAGTCTCGGGCATGATTTCGGGAATGCTCATGCTCGGCTTCAAAGCTGTGATCGATAGTCTCCACCGCATCAGAGTAGCGGTAGAGAGCAAGGCTCACTAACAACCAAGCCCCGGCGTTCCGGCGGGCGAATACCGGACACAAGGACGGAAAAACGAACATGAACGAATATCTGACAATCACACTCACCGGCAGGCCGCCGGTGCGCATCAAGACCAGCGAGTGGACCTCGGTGGCCGAAGCCCGGGAGAAGATGTTTCAGGGCCAGTACGAGCATGACGCCGGGCGCATCGCCAACTGGAAGCTGATCGTGCTGCGCAAGGTCCACGCCACCGAGGACAAGGTGATCGTGTACGGCGTCTACACCTACTCCACACGCTGGCAGGGCGAGCGCGACTTCGAGGTCCGCGGCGGCGAACTAATGCAGACCGCCGAGACTGCCGGGATCGTCCAGGCCATCCAGCGCGTCGGTCGCGATCTCGAAGAACGCGTCGGCGAGCGGGCCTACGCGCCCGATATCTTCCTGCGGCTGGTGCATGAGTGCATCGCCGACCTGCCCGCGGAAGAAGTCTAGCACCACAAGTTTCGTTTCAGAAGCGGCGGCGCCTGAACCGCGCCGCCTAAACCTCAACCCTCTAACTTCGCAACTTTCTATTTAGGACATACAAGTATGAAAACGGCAGTTACCATCATCATTCTTTTCTTCGCAACGATTCTCTCGGCTCAGCAGGCCGCGGTTCCGCCCGCGGGCCCTGTTGCGCCCGCTGTTCAACCGGCGGCTGACGCCAAGCCCTACGGCTTCCACCTCGGCACCGTGTCGGGCTCCATCGGAGTGGCTGGCGCGCACCTGACCGGCAACAACGGCCTGCACCCCGGCGCGCTCGGATCGCTCGATGTCGGCCTCGGCAAGTACGTCGGCGTCTTCATGCAGGGCGGCTGGGTTCCGATGCGGCAGAGCGCCAGCGCCTGCTACTACGGCTACTGCGCCTCGGCCAGCGTCAACTCCAACCTCTACACCTTCGGCGGCGGCTTCGAGTTCGTCGGCACCAACCGGTCCCGCTTCGTACCGTATGGCAAGCTCGGCTTCGCATATGCAGGCGGAACCGAGAGCGGCACTCTGAGCGGCGGCGGCTCCTACGGCAGCTACAGCTACGCTACCAGCGCACCGGCCATCATCACCGGCGGCGGCGTGCGCGCCTACATCACTCACAAGGTCGGCGTCGATACGCAGCTCGCTCTGCTGCGCACGGTCGGCTCGAACGGAGGCGGCTGGGTGATCGCGCCGACCGTCGGCGTGTTCTTCCAGTCGCGGTAGAATCGATCTAATCTTCTGGATCGAATTTCTTAGGTAGACAACTCAGGCCCCGGGCCGCTTCGGCGATCCGGGGCTTTTGCTTTTTGTGGAGTACACTGGACCGCAGCAGGAGGCCGTCAATATGCCAATCGTCGGCACGATTCTGTTGGTCCTGGCCATGCTTCTTTTTCTGGTCGGCGCAGTGCAGGCCCAGTTCCCCAACGTTAAGCCCATCAACTGGACATCGCTGGGTCTGGCTATTCTGGTGATCGCGTATCTGCTCGCGCGCGGCGCAGCGTGACCCCTCCTTTCCTGAATCCAAAATTGCCTGGGAAAATTTGAAATCCCAAAAAGTTCCCCAGGATTTGATTGCAGCCGGAAAAAAGGCTCGAATCGCGTTTCACCCTGATACGCACGCTTGATACGTAGGTGCTTTGCGGCCCGTGTCTACAGCATCGCCATAGTCCATGGACTAGGACATAGGCTATAGCGCGGGCTCCGCACTTCACTACGGGCCCGCGCTTCGGGCCCGCACCACCGATGGTAACGAAGCCCGATTACTTGCACGATAGCGCGCGTCGGCGCTTGAGAGTCAAGCGGGGATACCGCGAATTTCACCCACAAAATTCCGAAATCAGTTGCATGCATCGCAATCGGCCCGTTAAGCTGAATGCATGAACACTTCACGTAGTAACCGCAAGCCGACGGGATATCGGCCCTTATTGGCAGTTGAGAACGCAAAGACAACTAAGGGCCAGCCCTTAGGCTATTTGACGGGCATTCTCTATTTGGCGCCCGCCGAAGAATCCGGGGTAATGAACACGTGCCCTATGGCCACCGAAGAATGTCGTCGGGCTTGCCTATTCACGGCGGGCCGCGGTCGGTTCGATAGCGTGCGCGCGGGCCGAATGGCAAAGACACTGTACTTGCACAATAACCGCGACGCGTTCATGAACGCGCTTCGGTGGGATATCGGCGCCTTGATCAAGCGGGCCGCGAAATTGGGGCTCAAGCCCGCCGTGCGCATCAACGGTACAAGCGACTTGCCGCAGATTGCGCGCACTATGGCGCGCGAATTTCCCAACGTCCAGTTTTACGACTACACCAAAATTCCGCGGCCCGAATTACGCGTTCTCCCCAACTATCACTTGACGTTCTCATACACGGGCCATAACGACGCCGACGCTATGGGCGCCCTTGCTAACGGCGTGAATGTCGCCGTGGTGTTTGATACGCGTCGCGGTTATGAACTGCCCGAAGAATGGCGCGGTTACCGCGTGGTTGACGGCGACTTGCACGACTTGCGGTTTACCGACGCCGTCGGCGTGGTGGTGGGGCTCCGAGCCAAAGGCGCCGCAATTGGGGCCGATTCGGCCTTTGTGGTGCGCGCGTCGGCGCCCGCCGTGGCGCCCGTCGGCCCGCCGACGCCGACGCATGCGGATATGCTCTCCGAAGCCCGCCGTGTTGCGGCCCGTATGGCTTCGGTTGACGCCGCGGCCCGCGACGCCGTCGGCCCGTTTGTGGTGGTGCTCTAATGGCCCGCCGTATACTGCGTTCTTACCGTCGGTTCGTAGCACACTGCAAGCTGCAGCGCGCGCTTGAGGACATAGCGCGCGATAAGGCCCGCGCACGGGCCGCGGCCCGATACCGCGACGCGCGTCTAGTGCGCGTCTAGGATTACCCCGCACCACGCAATAGAGCCCCACCACACTAACGCGGGCCCGATGGTTGATACCGTCGGGCCCGTTGTGTTTTCAGCCCCACCACCGAAGCCCCACCACGCGGCCCGCCGTCGGCCCCACCGAAGCCCACCACCGAAGCCGAAGCCGATAGATGCATGCATCGCGTCTCGTAGAATGGCCCGCGCGGCGCAATAGAGCCCCACCACGGCGTCGGCCCGCCCGTCGGCGACTAACGGCGCCCGCCCGCCCGCCCGCGGCCCGCCGTCGGCCCGCGGCCCGCCGTCGGCCCCACCACGCGCTATCACCACGCGGCCCGTACCAACGCGCGCGCACCACCACCACGCACCACGCGGCCCGCCGTCGGCCCGTACCACGCGGCCCGCGGCCCGCACCACGTACCACGCCTATAGCCCGGGGTATGGTCTATACCCATCGGTTTTGAACGCGTTCGGTTTCAAAATCCACGGGTCCTAAGTGTACGGGTGAAACTTCCCCGGGGGTGGCCGCAG